GGGCTGCGGCGGGGGCTGCGGCGTGGGCTGCGGCGAGGGATGCGGCGGGGGCTGCGGCGGGGGCTGCGGCGAGGGATGCGGCGGGGGCTGCGGCGAGGGATGCGGCGTGGGATGCGGAACAGAAGTGGCAAACTGCTCGCCTTGTCTCCTACCTCAACGATGAAGTGACCGAAGACTGGCACGCAGAGCAGGCGGTGCAAGCGTGATAATCTCCGTGCCACTTCGACTGGCGCAGCTCTGTTTCAATTGTGAGGAAGTTTCCGTAATGGGAACCAACCGTTGCCCCGTCTGCGAGTCGATTGCTCTGCGGCCATTGGCAAGCATTTTGGACAGAGAAACCGTTACGACTTTTCCACAACTGGTAGACCAAATCCTGCAACGAAAGCGAGGCGAAAATTGAAACACGAATACGACAAACTCATGGAACGAGCGGACGACTACGCTTACGAGGAACGACGTAAGAAACTATGGGATAAACAATCTCTGGCGTGGTATCAATGGCCCTGCTGGATTGCGACCGCGCTGCTTGTTGCGGTCTGGATCAGGATTCTCTATCTCGCTTCCGTGGACCTTGTGACGTACTTGGCGAGTCTCAGCAAACTTCACTAGAACGGCATTTCGTCATCCTGCAAATATGGCGAGAGCGGCAAGGTTGTTCCGGGTGGAAGAGCGGGTAGTTTGCTCTTACGGTCCAACAATTTCTGCCGCCTTTCGTCTTCGTAAAACTGTTCCACGGTATCCGGCAATCCTTGCACGAACTGGTCTATCGTTATCCATTCATCCTTTGCGACCCATCGGTTGTCTTTCTTCCCCCAAGACTGAATGAGAATCTGGACACCAGAGAGCAGGCATAGCCTCGCTTCCGAACTGGCAATGATCTTGTTGCGACGGTCTGCATGGTTGTTGAAACTGGTTACTTGGACAAATACTACTGAGCTTGCCGGTTCTGTGTTTATGTACTCTTGAATCTTCGGACGCACCGCAACGAGATCGAACACATTCCAAAGATCGTGAGCGATGTCGATCATCTGCGACAAACCGCACGCCTTGCACGGCTGCGACTTCGGCGCTGGGAATCGCTTGCGACGTTCGACGCTGCCGGTCAAGTACCCACGGCTACGCAAGAGTGCTTCGGTTCTACGCTGAAGATCGCTCATGCCTGATTATGTTCCTTCCTGTGGCATTTCGCGCACAATACGTGCGTGTTTTCCATCGTATCGTCGCGTGATCCGCCGCCCATTCGCCGGGGAATTACGTGTGCCAAATGGTAGTCATCGTCAAAACCTTGTTGCTCGTAACGAACACGAATCCCGCAACGCTGGCAGAATCCTTTGTCCCTAATATAAACATGCAGGCGAAGCTCCGTGTAGTCTTTCCCAGTTAGAAGCGTGCGACCGTCTTTAGTCTTCGTTACGGGCATTCCTCATTTCCTGAAGCGCTGGCGCGAGCAAGTAAAGTTCCAGCGCCTGTTCGTAGGTCAATGACGGATCTCCGCTGACTTCTCGGCAGATTCTCATAAACTCTTCCCACAAGATATATACCGAGTTGTCTAAATTCAGAAGAAGTCTAGTGCGCGTCTCGACCAGCGCTTGCGGATAATCTCTTGCCAATGTCACGCGAAAGTCTTTTGGCTTGGTTCTCGCCGCCGTCTGGACTACTGGGTTGCGTTGCAGCGCCGATGGAAGCTGCCGATAGATTTGCGCCGAACCAAGGGGCATCTGCAAGATCGTTTCCCCAGCATTCGGACTGGCTTCTTCGTAGAGAGTTTTGTAGGCGTAGATGGAAGATCGGTCATAACCTGATAGTAGCTCTATTTCCATGATGCAAGCGCCCATTGAATCGAATCCGAGCGCGGCGTAGTCCTGGTCCTGCTCCATCTGGACCGCCAACCGGCCTATTCTTGCCCATATCCGGCCCGATTCCACGGCTTGCTTCCCGAGGGCCACCAACTCATCGAATCGCGCTCTGGCTCGTCCTGTGCTTGCTGGGGTGGCATCCTGTGGAGGTATCACAACCGGCTGTACACTCATGCGGCCATTCCCTTCATTGAACCGGCGCAACGAACGTGTGGGGGGTGGGCACGGCGGTTGCACCAATAGCACTGCCCAGCTCGAAGTGCGTTCATTCGTTTTGTTCCGTCCCGCTGGTCTCTTTCCACTTCATTCCTCAAACACTGTGAGGCTAGTTGTGTCATCTCTTCCCAGCGTATCGGAGTGTCCCATCGGCTCATTTAATTTGCGCTATATATTTAGCAACGCTCGCGCCTGTGTAAGAGGCCGATTCATTCTTGGGTTGCCGTTTGGAAAACGATTCGGCTGCGTGCCAGACACATCACGTAGCCTCTGAGCCAAAGCCACTACTTCTTCCTGAGTGAGTGGATTAGGATCGCGCTGTTCTCGATTACGTAGTGAACGGTCTCGGATGCACTCGCATGGCGTCACAACCCAATCGGCGACCGACTTCTCTGGGTTTGTGACAATGAATCCGTCTTTGCACTTCTCGCATCCTGGCTCGTCTCTCTCGCCTGCATTGGGGATCGTCCACGTTTGTAGCATCCCTACAATATCTGCGAGGACTGGCAGAGCCTTCGCGTTTGCGCCCCAACAATCAAAAGCGTATTCAATGCCCTCCACTGGGTAGGGCGCGAGGTCTTCGTGCCAGAGATTGATCCGCTCGACCGTTATGACTTTGTTCAATCGTCGGCACATCTTCTGTAAAGCCAAGTCGATCCTGTCTTGCTCGCTCGAAGGCCGCAGTACTTGCCCTCTCGTCTCGCTCGGCAAACGTTTCTGGGAGTTGCTTCGCATACTGGTTCCCTCCATTCCGTGTTTGCTGCATTCGGTCCCAATTCGCTATCCCGGCTTTCCAGTTTTTCATTGGGACTTTCCCAACCATCCAGCCATTTGTTTCGTAGTGCAAGAAAAAAGCCACCGGATCTACAGACCGATGGCGAGTTTCACAGTAGGCGAATACTTCTTCGTATGATGGCTTGGTCATAAATTAGAATCTCTCGGAGACACGCTTTCCCAGTAGGAACTAGGGTTTGGACCCTTGGAATAGCTAGGTACGGCTTTATCCCCTATCGACCGGGACGTAAGCGTTGTGCGCTGCATCGAGTAGCAGCCCGTTGCCCGGATTAACCAGCCTTGACTATTCCCGTACTTGTGCATCGAACTGGCCCTTTTTTTGCGGAACTGGGTGCCAGGATCAGCCGTCCTCTCGCGGAGGAATTTCCGGCGAATAGCACTGAAGGTTCCGAATTGTGATTTATGGGAATCATTCGCCGAGGTTCAATCGAAGCGAGTTGCGGTGGGTGTTGGCGTGAACCTCGGCGAAGAAGTTTCGCCAAAGCACCCGCCCGCCCGACGCTCCAGAACTGACCAAATTATTTCCCAACCAGATCCCACTTGTCAAGTCACTAAGCAAAATAATTTTTCTTACGAATCTACTTGACACGTGCGTGTGCGTGTGCGATAAGTAGCGAGCATGAAATCAAAAGTCGAGGAAAAACCAAAACTCGAATGTCCGGCATGTGGTTCAGGTCAGGTCTACACTCGTCTTAATTTAGACCGAGTTTGCCGGAAGTGCGGCCACATCTGGCCTTCGAAGGAGCAGAAGTGAAAGTCTATAACGCAACGTACTCAGGCGGAAATGAAGCCACCAAAACCGTTCCGGTTGCTGCTCAATCCTTGCAGCACGCCGCACGAAAAGCAGACAAAGAAGCAGGCAAGTCGTGGGAACTCGTTAAGGTCGAACTAACAAAAGACATCATCATCTGAGGTCTGTATGCCGTTTCCAGAAACCATCGAAGCTCTCAAGGCTGCTGGGTACAAGTTCGAGAACGATGCGAACTGTCGAGGCTGTGGAGAGAGAATCGAATGGTGGACGACGCCTCGCGGCAAGAAGATGCCGATGGACGTGGACGAATCTGGGAACTGCGAATCTCATTTCAGCAATTGTCCAAACGCGAAAGACTTTCGAGGCTAAATTATGGCCGTCCAATTTTCAGTTCCTCACAGCCGTACCAGCGAGTACCGCTTATTGCCGGAAGACATCACCATTAAACCGGCGCTGAATGGCCGACACGTTCTGCCGGATATCGAGTGGCTGATTCAGGACATTTTGGTCAACGGACAGCACACACCTGTTCCGATCAGGAACGACGGCGGCAAGGCCGTACTTGTTGCGGGATTCTCGCGCTACCGAGCCGTGAGCGAGATTAACAAGCGCAACCTCATGGGTCAGCCGGTGCAATTGCGCTGCACTTATGTCCAGTGCTCCGAGGAAGAGGGATTCCTAACCGCTATCTCCGAGAACCGGATGCGGAACCAGACAACCGAGTTGGACGACGCCTACAACATCAAGCGTCTTATGAAGCAGTACGCCAAGACCGAGGAGCAAGTTGCCGTGATCTATTTTCCTGGCGCTCAAGGCGAAGACTTGAAAGCAGCGCTCCGTTGGGTCCGCAAGAGAGAAGCGCTTGTCAATCTCAGCCCCGAAGCAGAGCAGGCGATGAAGGACGGTCGCTTGAAGGGTTCAGCGGCTGTCTCTATCGCAAAGCTCTCGCAGGATCAGCAGAAAGCGGCAATCTCGAAAGCAAAAGGGAACGGCAAGATTGCAGCGCCGAAGAAAGCGCACAAGGCAAAAGACAATGGCCTTGTCACGATTCGGAGTGCAGCCCTGGCGCTCGTAGCCAGCCTCACCGAGGCGGAACTGGACTCGAAAGAGAACAACTGGCTAGCAGTTAACCGGAAACTTTTCATGAAGTTGGTCGAGGCAGTCAATGTCCCTTTCTAGTGACGCGCTAGCGACGATGCAGGTAAAACTTCGTCAACAGTTGCACGTCTCTGGCATGAATCAGGCGCGTAACTGCGGAATCCAGTTTATGTTTCAACACATCATGGGCATACCGCGTCCACCTCGCTCTCATCTTCACACAGGGACGGCCACGCACCAATCTATCGCGGCCAATTTGACGAACCGGATTCAGTCTGGAGAATTGCTTTCAAAAAAAGACGCGATGGGGGTTGCAGAAGGCGCTTTCGATTACTTGCAACAGCGAGAACCGATTGAGCCTGACCCGGACGAGAAGGCCGAGGGTCTGTCTGCGGATACCGTCGTGGGTGAAGCGAAAGACAAGGCTGTCAACCTTGCTGGCTTGCACTGTGAGAGTGTTGCGCCAACGATCCACATGAGTACCGACTTGCCAGTCGAGGTCCAGGTCTCGCGACGGTTTTCAATCAACATGGATATGTTCCTTCGGTTCCGTGCTTCCGAGTTGCACAAACAAGCCGAGGACGCATTGACCACTTACGACCGGAAGATTTTGCATTCCGTAGCAACGTCGCTAAACTCCCAGGCTCGCAAAGGGATTGACTTGTGCGGAGAGATGGACATTCGAGAGACAGATGGGACGATGGTTATCATTCGCGATAGCAAAACGTCTGGGAAGTCACCTAACAAGAGTGCAGCAGACGACTCCGACCAACTCTCTTGCTATGCGGTCGCAGAAACGGTTCTCAATAAGAAACCTCCGGATGCGGTGATACTTGACTATCTTGTTCAGACTCCGAAGCGGAAAGATTTGAAGCATGTCCCGCTCGTATCGAAGCGAGACGAGAAGGACAACCAAGTGTTCCTGAATGGATTCGTGGCAGTCCAGCACGCGATCAAGACTGGCGTGTTTCTTCCGGCCAATCCTGATTGGTGGGGTTGCAGCCCAAAGTATTGCCCTTACTGGGACCGTTGCGAATACGCGCACCGACCAAAGTTGATTCAGATACAAACAGCAGTAGAATCTAATTCTGTACAGAACTCGGCCATGTTATAGCCAGAGCGAAACTGGCAGGGCATATAGAGACTGCGCGTGGCCGAGATTTAAGCCTCTCGGGGCTAAGAGTACCGAGAAAAAAGGAGACCGTTATGGCAGAAAAGCAGGATGCTCTTGCTGTAGCTCCCATCCGAATCACCGAATCTCAACCCAACAAACTCACGCGGCTAGCAGTATTCACGCCGACGAACATGACCGAAGCGATGGGCCTTGCGAAGTTGCTTGCAAGCAGCGACTTCGTTCCGAAAGACTTTAAGGGAAAGCCGGGTAACTGTTTCCTAGCAATGCAAATGGGGGCAGAGTTGGGAGTACCTCCGCTCCAAGCGATGCAGGGGATTGCGATTATCAATGGCCGACCGTCTATCTGGGGTGATCTCTCTCTCGCAGTCGTCCAGGCGCATCCCGATTACGAGGATCACAAAGAGTTTTACACTGGCACCCCTTTTGAAGATAACTACACGGCGGTTTTCCAGATCAAACGAAAAGAGCAAGCGTGGCACGAAGTCAAATTCTCCGTGGCGGACGCGAAGACGGCAAAACTCTGGGGGAAGCGTGGGTACAACGGACAGGACACGCCTTGGATCACCAACCCGAAAAGAATGCTCCAGATGCGCTCGCGAGGATTCGGTCTGCGCGACAAGTTCGCAGATGCGCTCAAGGGCATGAAACTGGCAGAGGAAGTCATGGACATTCCGCCTGACACGAGACAAGAGGCAGGCGTTCTCGATGTCAAGAACGAGATGGCGACGTTGAGTGTCAGTTCGGAGCCGAACCGTGGACATGGGAACGAAGGCATGACGCAGGCACCGGCGCTCTCGGGAATGGACCAGACTTCCAAGAAGCCGGACGAAGTAATCTGCGGCGACTGTAGGATGCCGAACGGCAAGCACAAGCCGGATTGTTTCTACGCCGAATCTGAAGTTAAACCGGGGTCCGACCAGCAGTGTTCCGAGTGCAAGGCCAAGGGAGGACATCTACCCAAGTGCTCCAAACACGCGGCATGGAAGGCAAGCCTCGGTAAACAGCCCAACGCCGCCGCACAGCCTGCTCAGGATAACGCACCAGCACAAGAGACGAGCCAGACGGCCAAGAAGACTCCCGAGCACAACTGGAAGCTCTGCTACGCAAAAGCCAAAGAGAAAGGCGTGCCACAAGGCGATGTCAAGATGTGGTACACGGAGCAGTACGGAGTCGAGTCAGGAAATGAACTTACGGCGGAACAGTTTCAGGGCGTCTTGGCGTGGCTGGACGGTGTGATATGAAAACTTTACTCGCCGTACTTGCACTGAGCGTTTCTATGTTGGCGCAGATTCCCGGCGTCCAACACGTTGTAATCATCGTGCCTGAAAACCGATCGTTCGATCACGTGTTCGGAACTTATCCTGGCGCGGAGGGCGCGTTGATGGGCCACATGAAGAACGGCGTCGCGGTCAACCTCGCGCATTCAACCGATCCGCCACTGGCAAACTGCGGCCACACTTGGTCAGACGCTCATCACGACATCGACGCCGGCAAGATGGACGGCTTTGCTGCGTTCTGCCCAACAATCAATGGCGTTAATCAGGCTTACGTGCAGCTCTGGCAGTCGGACATCCCGCAACTGTGGAGCTTGGCACAGTCCGGCGTTGTGCTCGATCACATGTTCGCTCCAATTGCCGGACCATCGTTCACGAGTCACTGGTTCATAATCGCGGCCCAGACTGCGGACTTCATCGACAACCCGACAAACTCTCACGTCTGGGGATGTAGCGCACCGGCGACGACCACGGCACGAAACATGGACGCAGTTACCGGAGTCATCACCAAACAGTTTCCCTGCGACATACGAGCAGGGCATACCGCACCAGTGCAAACGATCTCCGACTTAGCCGACGCTGCTGGCGTGACGTGGGCAGCCTACACGCCGCTCGAAGGCGAGGACGAAGGGTTCACTTGGGTCGGATGGGACTACGTTTACCACCTGCGTTACGGGGCCGACTGGCAGACGAACATGCACGACATCGACAGCTTCCCGGCAGACGTGGCGGCGGGCACGCTTGCACAGATAACGTACCTGATACCGCCGTTCAAAGCGTCCGGTCATCCGATGGCTTCCATGCACGACAACGAGGCGTGGATCATGGCGAACGTGAACGCCTTGCAAGCCAGTCCCGAGTGGGCGAGCACGGTCGTGATCGTGGTCTACGACGATTGGGGCGGGTACTACGACCACGTACCGCCGCCGAGCGTGGACAAGTTCGGGGACGGGATCAGGGTGGCAGCATGGGTCAATAGCCCGCTGCTGACCGCGCCGGGATCGGTTGACCATACGGTTTACGACTTCGGCAGCATCCTGAAGTTTGCCGAAGACCAGTTCGCGCTCGGTTGCTTGAATGCGCGGGACTGCAACGCGGCGAGCATGAGCGGAGAGTTCCAATGACCGGGGATAGAGCACAGCCGCAATTGATTCGCGTCATGGCGACTTGTCCTTGGCCGAAGAATCATAGCCATGCTGGGACTCACCCGTCAGGTATTGGGCAGAAACAGCCGTCCGCTGACAATCCTGCTTTCTTCCTAGTAGGTCCGCCGACTGAGCCAGATGCCCATTGGACATGCGGCACTGACCTTGTTTGGCCTGTATACGCGATTAACACCGAGAAAGTGGAAGCGTTTCTCGGAAGATTGCCATACGTATGCCGCCACCAAATTCAGGCAGGAGATTGAGCCATGAGTGGAGCAAAGGAAGCAACACAGCCCAAGAATAAGCCTAAGAAGCCCGATGCGTTAGATTCGTTACGCTATCTCGTTAAAGCGACCGTGTTCTGCAAGTGCGGGGCAATCATGTGGCGAGAAAATCTCGGCTGCATGGTCGGGTACATGTATCACTGCGACAAGTGTGGAGCGAGTAAGCCATGACTGAGGAAGCAACACGGCAGGAGCAGCGAGAGGCATTCGATAAGTGGTGGGACACACAGCCGCTTCGCAGTGATCGTTACCGGGCTGCGTATTACGATGTTTCGTGGCGTGCGTGGCAAGCAGCCGTGGACCGTCACCCGCCCGCACAGCCCGAGCAGTGCCCGAATTGCCCAAGCGTTATGCGGAGTGTGCGCGGTCCAATCTTCTCGGAGCACGGTGGAGCATATCTCGGAGAATGTCGTGCTGCTTGGCATGATTCGGCGTCCCGAGAGCCGCAAGCAGCACCAGCCCAAGGAGGAGAACATGAGCGGTCCTGAACTAATCGAGTGGTTGGCGAGAGAATGCAATTTTCGCAAGGTCCCGCCGAGCGATAGCGCGATGATTATCCTCCTCCGCGAATTGCCGGACATAGACGTGTGGGTAAACTCTATCAAGCACCAGCGAAAGGCAGGTGATGCCCAATGAATCCGCCGAACAACGCAGGCGCGAATCCAAACCACACAATAGTGACGCAAGCGGGGGAGCACCGAGCCGCAGACAAAACGAGTGCGTTCGTAGCAGCCCAAGGAGCACCAATGTCAGCCGAACAGTTCTGGCTTAAGCAGACGGGGCAGAATTTCGGTTTATCTGATCCCGGTTATCGCCGATTTGCGTTCACCTTTGCCGAAGCCTACGCTGCTTCCCTGCTGGCCTCTCGCGACCGAGAACTCCGAGAGATGCGCGAAGCGTTGCAGGCCGCCCTCGATTGGCAGTGTGGACCTTTCGCGGGAACTTCGCAGATTGCCATACCCGCATGGGTGGAACGCGCTAAACAATTACTGGCTGTAGTGCGATGAGAGTTCTGGTTGGTATGGAGTGTTCTGGAGTTGTGCGCGAGGCGTTTCGCCGACGCGGGCATGACGCCTGGAGTTGCGACTACCGGCCAACCGAGATTCTTGGGCCGCACCTGCAAACGTCCGTATTCGATAACGAGGTTGTGAATGGCGAGTGGGACTTGGCAATTTTTCACCCGGATTGTACGTTTCTGACGGTTAGCGGAGCGAGATGGCAGCGTATCGAATGGCGAGAGGAAGCATTGCTGATGGGCCTGCATACCGTCAAGGCTCTGTGGAGGTTTCCAATCCCGCGCATCGCTATCGAGAATCCAATCGGGCGCTTGTCCTCGCTCTGGCGCGGCCCGGATCAGATCGTACAGCCTTACTTTTTCGGCGATCCTTTCAAGAAAACTACAGGGTTATGGCTCAAGGGGCTGACGCCGCTGGAAAAGACGAACGACCTTGGCGACGGGGAGCAGGCATGCTGGAAGGAAGCGCCGAGCGCCGAGAGACGCGCAAATCGCAGCCGCACGAAACCGGGAATTGCCGAAGCAATGGCAGAACAGTGGGGCTGAGGCTGTGGTGCGGGCTGAGCGTCAGAAAGGGGAAAAGTAAATGAGACTATTTTACTTGATCGGCTACTGGTGGACTTATGCCAAGGAAGCCTACGGCAAAGGACGAAAGCGTGCCCATGAACATGCGTGTGATCGTTGGGGATATTGAGCGGGTGCGGGCTGAGCGTGGGCAGAAAGGGGAGTAATGACGCCTGAAATAAACGACGCGCTAGCCGATTTGATTCGGACGGTCTCGTGGATTCTTGTGCTTGGATTTATCGGATGCGTGTACCACTTTTGCGGCTGAAAGGCTGACCAATGATTGCAGCGCGATTGCACGACGAGGCAGGCAATGTATGCGTGATGCTTGTGCTTGAGCCGGGAAACCTCGAAAAACTCAAGCAGGGCCAGCCGATTCATAAATGGCTGAACGAGTTCGTTCCCAACCTGCCGCAGAAGATAGAACTGCTGTTCGCCTACTCGCCAGACGTGGTGTGGGTTGCGGAGCAGATTCAGAAACTCGGAACCAATGACGCCCTGAAGCTAGCGGAAATCGTGCAAGAGAGCCTCACTCGTAAGCCGGTTGTCATTCGCGGACGAACGGCGGAAGAACTAAAACGATGGCTGTGAGTGGGTCCATAAGGAGGGAGTAGCCCGGATGACGGACGATGAAGTGAGAACGAAACGCCGTACCGTAGGCGAACGTACCATAAGCCTAGCGAACGCCGAGATTGACGCCCGCCTCGCGCAAGCAATCCGCGACCGCGCAAAGGCGATAGCTATGGTCTCGAAGCTCGTCCACTGGCAAGACAGGCTCTCGCGGTTAGAGCAGGAGATAAACTCGCTGATCGGGTTTCAGCAGAGGCTTTCTGGGAGTCCAATGCAACTGACGGACGCAACCAGAACTCTTCTGCCACCCGCTAGCGTTTCTCCCGGCGCTGTCTTTTCTCATCTCAACCCGATCCCCGAGGGAGTGACCAGCATTCCAACTAAAGTGGCTAATCCCAAACCGAGCGGCGGAAACGTCGCCGCCGAATTTATGAACGACAAGGGGTTCTCGTGATTGCTCTCAGTTCCAAAGCTAAGTGGAAAAAATTCAATCACCCGATGGGCGGCGATTGGTATCACTGGGGAGAAGTCTCTGCCCTGATCGCTCTAGAACTTGGTTACTGGCACATGTCAATTTCGCATCCTCGCCGCTATCCAACGTGGGACGAAATCTACACGGCTTGGTACGACCTTTGCCCCGACGCCAGCGAGATCGAGGGGGCTATTATCCTTCCGCGAAAGGTCGATTACGTGAACATCCATCCTAACTGTTTTCATGTCCACCAACTACGGGACAGTGAGATTCACGGCGGAGTCATACTATGAAACTCTCCCAGTTCATCCCAGAATTCTTAGAGTGGGTAGATCACACTCACAGCCTGGAAATTGCAAGCCAGAAGTTTTACCACCACGGAGCAGACCTGCTCCTAAAAACTCATCTGTCGAAACTGTCTCTCGACCGCATCAGCAACCATCTCTGCGAGACGGCGAGCTTCCCTGGGGGAGCGGCGAATGCGAACACAGCCTTGCGAACACTTCGCCGCATCCTTGCCAAAGCATTTGAAATGGAAGTGACCACAAGCGTTCCTAAAATTAAATTAAGAAAAGAATGGGGCAGAAGCATTGCTATGTCCCGCGAGGACGCCGCGCAGATTGCTTCCTACATGCACGGCAACCCGAAAGACGCCTTCGAGATCCTTCGGTCTACTGGGATGCGCCCTAAAGAATGTTTCTCGCTACGCTGGGAGTTCATGGACTTTGCACGAGCCATCTACCAAAACCCGAAAGGAAAAACGAAAGCTGCGAGACGTGCGATTCCATTGCTCAACGAATCGCTGACGGTCCTGAAGCGCCGTCACATGGAAGATGGGGAACCGCGTCAAGGTTGGGTCTTTCCGACGTTCTCAAAGTCCGGCCACTTGGGGAGCATTCAGAAGCCGTTTGTCAAGGCACGCGACAAAGCAGGCTTGCCGAAAGCAATGTGCTTATATACGGCCCGTCACGGCTTCGGTACTGAAATTGGAGCACTGATTAGCTTACGCGGAATTATGGACATCATGGGCCACAGCTCGGCAGTAACGGCCTTGAAATACCAGCACCCGTCTACGGAAGACTTAGTTGCGAAACTGGCACAAATCCGTTCCGTTCCGATGGCTTCAGGAATTGCCAGCAACAACCCACAAACTGACACGGCGTAGGCCAAAAACAAGAACTGGGATTCATGTCCGGCACGCGCTTGTACTCTTGAATCTGTCGCAGTTTGTTCTCGGCAAGAAGTCTAATTTCAGACGACATCTTTTGAGACGGAGGCTCGCACTCGATCTCAAACATCGAGTCTTCCATTACGCCGTCTGCTTCCATCGTCTCGCTCCACTTGTCACGCGAGATCGTGTCCTGCTCTTCGCGCCAAGCTATCGTCCATCGGCCAGAGAAGCTCTCGCCGCTTCGTTTCCTGATTCGCAACATTCGACCATGAGGGTGTAGCCAACCTTTGGAAAAACTTCCGTGGTACTTCCCATCCCGCCTCTGTCCTAAAACAACGACGTGGATGGTCATAGGTAATTCGTACACGGATTGTTCCCCAAGCGTGTGCCACGAATACCGTTCTGCCTTGGCACGGTCGCTCGACCATCGAGACACCAACAGAACCCTATGCAGCCGCACGCCCGATGCGCCCAGGTAAGCCGAAGAGACCCAATTGACACTTCCCACCGTTTTGTCCTCGGGACGTGCTCTCAAGTCACCACAACGCAAAAGAGTTGTCACTAAGTCCGCTAACGACGCTGTGTGTAAAGCGATGGGATAGACGCCGGAACCTTCTATGTCCAGGCCGCGCTCTGCGGCCAGAGTCATAACATGGTCTCCTGCCGCTTGGCCGGGATCGTCTTCCCCGGACATCAGGCCAACGTCTACAGAACGTCTCAGGATTTCGGTTGGATGGAGTCTGGTAAATTCCCAGTCGCGAGAATAGACTCCGGCGCGATGACACCTGTCCATCGCAGCCAGGATCTCCGCACTGTTCACTGATCGACGCCTACTGGCAACGCGGGATTCGAGTGGCGCATTTCCTGAAGGTCGCGCTTTTGCTCACCGGGAGGCTTTCTCTTTCGTTGCTGACTTCCAGCGACCGCTCCCGAGGCAGCAAGAATGCGTTTCACGTTCTCTGGTCCAAGGAAGTCTGCCAGTTCAGGCGAGATCGTCTTAGCCTTCGTCAGTTCCCCGGCAGTTGTAATCCCATTCTTGATGTTGACAAGCTGTGCCTGTGGAAGTTTGCGTAACGCGGCGAGTTCCGATGGTGGAGTCTTCGCAATCCAGTTAATTACGTTGGGCTTTGTCAGTGCATCAGACATCAGGTACTTCGTGACAACATAGGCCGCACCAAGTTCAATTCCACCCTTGACTCCGAGAAACGGAGCCATCAGTCCAGCAATCACAGACGAGGCAAAAATGCGTGCATCCCAGACGTTCAGTCTGCCAACACGCTCTGCGGTTTGCTGAATTGCCTGCCGCGAGACTTGCTCCGGGTTGACGGTAGGAGGCAGAGGTTGCTCTGGAACTTCTTTGAAGCCGGTAATCTTGTGCTTGGGCGCTTCTGCAGCAGGCTTGACTTCCGCCTTCTTGGGAAGGCCGGTCATCTCTTTGTAGTCTCGATTAAGTTGCTCTATCTGCGTTGCCGCTTCCCAGCCGCCATACTCGCGGTACTTTCGTAGTATTTTTACAGCGCGATTCTCAACTTCGCTCTGCGTTCGGAGAACCACTCCCCTTATGTTCTTTGGGTCAACAGCGTTGAGCGCTTGCGCGACGGGAGAGGCTGATCCCTGTGGTCCGGTAGACTCGTGGAAGTCTTCTTTCATCTCCCGCCAGAAGTTGCGTGCATCCTGCCATGCCGCCGCCGCGCCCTCTCTCTGACTCGCAATCCTTCCCATCTGTTCGACAACCGCATCGCGAGCTTGGAACAGACCGCGCTTCAAGTCACCATTGATTCGTCCACGGCTTCGCAGGCGAGCGTCAATGCGACTCTTGAGAGACTGGAGTTTGTCCCACGTCAGAGGCGTTGCAGGTTCTAATTCCTCTCCCGGAACTGGTTCGTTTGGAGTCACAGGAAAAGACTCTACGTTGGTCTCAGATATTGGCTGTCCGTACAGGGTACGAGTCGGTAACACGCGAACATCCGACTCGGCTTCGCTTGGCTGTTCTCCTTCCATGTTCAGGATGGCACGAAATTCCTTTACGTTTTCCGGAATGTCTTGAAGGACGTTTTTCTGTATGTCTTTTACTGTTTCAATGAGAGGTTCAGGCGGTAACTCTGGTCCTTTGTTCGTCTCGTTGATACCAAGCGCAGTACGGACGTTCTTAAACTTCTGGTCGCCAGCGGCGTAGACCTTCGACTCGACATCTTCGATGCTCTTACCTACGGCTACACTCTGTTCGTCAACCGACTTTGCCAGTTCCGCCTTGCGAGCAACAGCATCACGCGAGGCTTTATTCTCTGCTTCGATCTTAGCGTTCGTTTCCGCCGTCTCGCGTTCGTTGCGGTCGATGTCGGCTTTCTCCTTTGTGTCTTTGTCGATGTTCTCTTGGACGGCTTCCCGTCGTGCTTGCTGGTTTTTACCCAACTCGCCTGCGTATTGGTCGCCAGCATCTACGACGGCGTTGGTTACGCCTGACTTTGCGGTAGTCACGCGACGAGCTACGTTTTGAGCACGTTCTTTCAAGCCTTTCAGGAGTTCCCCGGCAGGCTTTGGAGACGCCGATCCTTCTAGGCCCGCCGATGCTCCACCGGCAATCCCGGCAAGCGATAGCAAACCTCGTTCCGCATTCTCCGGTGTCAAGCCATTTTTCGCGATGTCCTTGGCTGCGTCTTTTGAACCTAAAGTGCTCTGCGCTGAAAAGTATGCACCGGCAGCGGCAGGACTAACCTTGCTAACAAGAAACGCGACGGCAGTCTTAGGGTCCAGTAATCCAGCCGTAACCTGATCGACAACGCGCACAATTGCTTCGACGCCAGACATTAAGCCAGCACCAGATCGACTCGCCAATGTTGGCTGCTCTCCGACTGGTTCGTAGACAGGCTTCCCCTGTCTCATAACGAGTCGTGCCGGTCCTGGATACGTGGCTCGCCTCTGATATTCCTGCTCGCGCTCGCCAGCTTCGGACGCTAGATTCTGGAAGTTTTCAGGCGTGAAGTATCCCGGCTTCTTCGCCGTTTTCTCTGGAAGCTTAGTGGCTTCTGTTTTTTCCGCTATCGCCGCATAGGGGTCGCCTTGCTCCGCGATGGCTGCGTAGGGATCGTTCTCAGGCATGTTACGGAACTACCTCATAGTGGAGGCTTTCGATGTGCTTTTTGATTTCTTCGTCGGACTTTCCCTTGTTCTCTGGTAGAGCTTTGGCTTTGGCGAGGCTTACCTTGCCTTTCTTCTCTCCCCCGCCGCCGCTAGCACCGCTCTCTGCGAACGCTGCGTCTTTCGCCGCCTTCGCCGCCTTCAGGTTTTCATGTGCGCCGTCCACCAATTGACGAATTATGTCCGCTGGGAACGATCCAGACTCCGGTTTTAAGAGCCACGTATTGATTCTGTTCAACCATCCGGCATCAAGCATGACATCCAATGCCTGTGTCGTGAAACGTCCAGCACGCGCTCTCTCAAGGGCTATCGCGAAGCCTTTTAGGTTTACCGCGTCATCCGGTTTCTGCGCTACTTGGTCTGCAAGGCTTGCCAGTTTCGTTGCTTCCACGAAATCGTTGTCGGCTTTGTTCTGTGCGGTAGTCCGCTTTGCGCCTACTGGATCGCCAACCGAAGCCACGCCAGCGGTTTTTTTCGTCATGTTCCCAAGGTCTTTTTTCTGCTCACCTGGAGGCTTACTGACAGGCGCACCACCGTCAAACGTCTTAGTGCTTGTTGTCACAACCGTGATGGGTAAAATCTTCCCGTCCAACTGTGGAACGAGAAGGACGTGCTCGCCAACCGTTGTACCGGCATTCGCCTGCGCCCAAAGCCTGCGCCCCTGAATCTGCTGTTGAGCGGTAGGATGCGGCCCATAAGACGCTTGCAAGAATTCACCAAAGGAACCGACTTTCGGTCCAGTACCTTTCGGCGGTACGGTGAACCCCTGCAACATCTCAGGTGGAATCGGCTTACCATCGAGTCCAAGACTCTCGTGGCTCTTGCTGTTGTGTTGAAACGTAAACGGCTTTCCGTCTGATGTGACGCCCGTTACGACCGTCCAGTTCTCGGGGTCTGGCTTGTCTGCGATAGCGCGAGGGTCGAGACCAGCTTTAATGCGAAGCGCTTTCTTCTGATCTTCCGGCGATAAACTACCAAATTCACCTTGGGGTGCAGCCGCAGTCATTGCCGCAACCGAAGGAAGATTGTTTACCGGCTGCTTCGACGTAGGTTCCTGCTGCCGGAATACGTGCCGAAAGAGTTTCTTGACTCGCCCCAGTGCATCTGGATTGTTCGCCGGATGCAGGAGTTGGAACAGTTGGTCGCGCTCGCCGCTCAACTGCTTTTGCAGTTCTGGATCGTTTGGATTCGAGCCGAGTCTTGCTTGAATACCTTTCATGGTATCCATGTGAACCTGTACAGCATCTTCAAGCGCCGTGTCATCGAGATTCTGACGGTGCTGTCTTTCTCCCCTGAGTCTGTTCGCAGTATCAGTCGCACCCGCTGCATTTGCGAAACCTTCAAGCAGATTGTCAACGAGTTGGGGCATTAAAATTCTCCGAAATCACCGTTGGTAGGATCGCCAGAAACGCTTTGATCTAATCCTCCACTGTCTGGAGTTTTAGTTTTACCCATACCCTTGAATCCCTTGAACGCTGCTGTCCCCACATCAACTGCGCTCTTGAAAATATCCCCCCACTTCGCCTGGTTTTCATCGTGAATCGTCGTGTCCGCATTGAACGCTGCATTGTGGGCAGACAGGCCAGTGCTGAGCAGTCCGCTGCCGCTCGATCCCAGCGCCCCTGCTGCCGTTCCGGTCAAGCGCGAAATCATGCTGTCAATAGCAGTTCGAGTTGAGTCGTCCGTCGTTTGCATATAGGCGTTCGTTCCGCCGCCGCGATTGCCAAACTCCGATGCCGTTTTCTTTGCTTGCTGGCCCTGCTTGTTGACCGCGCTCATCTCTGGACCGAGAACTTTGCTAATTTGCCCCGGATCGCCGGACAGAATCGCTTGCCAGAAATTATCGGACAGGAGGATGTCTTTCTCGCCTTCGCTCGTTCCGAAATTTCCGATGCCTGTCAGCGCAGAAGCTTCGTTTTCCTGTCCTTGGTTCGGACCCATGCCGATTCCAAAGAAGCCGTCTTCGTTTTCCCAAAGATAACGCAACCATCGTTTCAGCATGACGCCACCATTATGCACTACGAGTCAACCTAATGAACACAACAAACGTGGTCAGGATCAGAACCATCTCGGTATAAATTACCAACTACAAGGCCACCTGCGATTGCGTTCGCGTTTGAACTAAATATCTTCAAGTTCTTTATGCTCATGGGAGCAAACAGCGTTGGGTCGAAGATCGTCGGAGAGCTATCCAAAACCACAGGTCCACTGCCAACGGTCGAGTCCGCTAGGCACGAGGCTCGCGGCTGGCTCGTGTGGAAGATTCCCGTAACGGCGTTATAGCTGTCAACCCACTGGCATGAGACCGCGCCGAGAGTCTGAGGTATCGTCGTTGCCCACCAATTTGTCCCGTCGAAAAACACGAGCGCAAACTGGCCGACTCCAAGCAAGTAAGAAGCGTTGTTATTGACCGTCCCAGTCGTCGGTGTCAGCGTTGCCAACCCAAGACACTCGTTCTCGATGATCGTAAAAAAGGGAGCAGAAAGTGTGTTTGGGAGAGTGACCGCAAACGTCGCTGCCGTTTCGAGTAGGACGAGCGCTCCAAAATCAGCTTGGAGAAGAGAATACGCGCCTGTGACTTGCTGGTTGACCGTTCCTATGCTTGAAGGTGCGGAACCGCCTCCGCCGCCACCGGAGACGTTGGTAACGATGTTCTCTGTGACTGTTCCCTTGCCTCCGAGCTTCGGAACGATTGCCGTAACCGCATCTTGTAGGTCTTTGATTCCGCTGAAGGCGTACCTGATCGCCGCCTGTACGTCCGGGTGAACGTCCGGGGTCATGACGAACGGCAAACGAAATGAAGTAGGCGAACTCATCCACTGAACGGCTTCAAAACTTTGTAACCGTCACTCCTTCCCCACTGCCCGAGCTTAAGTTCGCATGACTCCCCCCAGAGCATGAACGGTTGCGATGAAGACAAGAATCCTTCCACCATTTTGAATTTCTGCGGCGGGACCGAAACTTTTACTTTCACTGCTCCACCACTTGAGGCAGGTATCGTAATGCTGATGTTCGGACGCTGATCGAATATCAGCAAAAGCGTGATCGGTGCAGTGGCGTTGTGCGCGATGTTCAACTCCCGAATATGGCCGTATCCTGTCAAACCCAAGGCGTTGACTAGAAAGTGGTAACTGAATCGGTTGTAGAGGTCATCCTGCTCTGGGATGATCGTCGGTTGCCACAAATCCAAAACAGTGCCATTACCAACCGGCCACGTAAACACTACTCCCAAGTCGCGTGCGGAGAGACCTTCGCTGTTATTAAAATCGAGGATAACCGCGTTGCGGCCTTGCACGCTCGTTTCGTTTGCAGCAATCGAACCAGTCGGCACAGGAATTGAGTGGAGCGCCGTTGTCGGCTGAATGTAGAGCGACAAGTCGGGAACGAACACACCACTCGCGTAGTTCGGGATGCACGTCGTTATCCCGCCACCACCCCCCCCTCCACCTCCTCCGCCGCCTCCTCCGCCGCCTCCTCCGCCACCACCTCCGCCGCCACCTCCGCCACCACCTCCGCCGCCACCTCCGCCACCGGTACTTGTCAAAATGTTCAGCGTGACAAGCACAATCTGCGGCGACCCAGTAGCGCTTGCCGCGCTCACCGTCAGGTGTCCCGTATATGTTCCCGGCGCAAGTCCAGCGATATTTACGTTTGCCACGACCGTTCCGTTTCCCGTCCCGCTTGCGGGAACAGGGGTAAGCCAAGCGGAATCCGAGTTCAAGACCCAGTTCAAAACCCCGCCATCTCCGTTTGAAATAGCAACGTTTTGCGATGCTGGATTAGCACCGAATTGAATAGCGGAGAACACCAGACTTAGCGGCGACACAAGTAAGATCGGGGTAGTTCCGCCTCCACCGGAAGGACTAAATGCTACAGCGACTACCGACCAAGGCTGGATCGCTGGATTCGCCGGATCTGGAGAGGGACCGTCTACTGCCGCGCTAAATGCCGTCGCATACGATCCAATAGGTAGGTTGAGTTGGTATTGCGTTCCAAGTTGCCCAACCGAGGTCACAAAACCCGAACCCGGAGTGTTGGAATTTACCAGATTATCTAACCCTGTGTATCCCGGACCTACGCTCGTACTTGTAGAACCATTCGCGTCTGGAGTAATAATGCTCCCTGCGACAATCAGTAAATCAATAGCACTGGCTGGTGGCGTTATAGTGCCAGCATCGACAGTTGCGTTTATTCCTTTGTTAGTTACAACCGTAGCAACATCAGTTGCAGGAATCCCGCTCCATTCAGTTAATTCAAAACCACCGTAGGCGGACCCATCCTGTTGTGGTGAACCAAGAGTGCCAGTGAAATTAAAAACCACAGTCGTGTTGACAGAACTAGCCATCACAGGGGCATTAAGAATGAAGTAAATAGCGGTGACGTTACAAAACGTCCCACTACCCCCGCTGGCATTGAGGTCAGTCACGGTCTGCGTATCGCTGGTTATCACACCAGCCAATATCCAAGAAAAACCAGGGGTTGTTGGCGCGACTATAGACGGTATGAAAGCCGTTCCTACTATCGTTGTTCCTTTGTTCGCATAAACGTAATAATTAACGGCACATATTAGTACGTGTCCGGTTACGGTGTCGTGTAAGAAATGACCTACCGCCGTAGTTGTGGTAGCACCCAAACCGAGATCGGCAGCAACACCGTAGCTCCCTTGGTGTTTAACTGGATCAGTTCCGTTGATGACTAAAGCGGCTGGCATGTTAGCTCAAACTCTCACCTTCAATGTATAAATCTCCGAAGTTTTTAAGTGCTCTCACGTCTCCTGCAATCTCACATCGCGTCAGCACAATCGCGCACGCCTGCTCTACGCCCGAATCGACGAGAGGCCGCACCGATCCGTCCGAACATCCGATAAGCGTTCCGTTCACGTTTCCGCCTTCTTCGAGGCGATGAATCCGCGCTGGATACTGATAGGCGTCCACCACCCATCCCTTCCCTTGGATGTCGTAGACCAGAGTTCGGTAGAAGCCGTTGATGTCGAGATAGTCATAGTACAGATAGCCGTTCGCGCACTCCATGCTTTGATACTGCGGCTTCGTGTCGTCTGGAGGCCAAACGGTGTACGCGCCACGAGTCACAGGTTCTGCAATCACGCCTTCGTGTGGGAACACATTGTAAATATCTTCGTCGGTGATCGACTTGGAAACCGCACCACCCGGAGACAAATGAATGCCGTCTTTTACGCGGAAAAAGATGTTTCCGCTCGCTTCCATTGCGAGTGCTCTTGGAATATAAAGGCCACGGTCAATGCTCGATTCCTGCAAGGTCCATGTCGAACCAACCGTCCCTTGAACAGTCGCAAGAGCGTTGAAGAAGTTCGGCATGATAAGCCACGCCCGCTCCGTCGAGAACAAGATGCCACGTCCACCGCTCATCGCACCATTGACTAGAACTTCCGATGGACTCGTAACGTCCATTTGGTTAGTATCCGGTGCAGAGTCTAGGTTATTGCCCTTGCACCAATAGAGTGTCCCCGGACGCAGAAGATCACCTACGCCGAAAATGAAATTGATGTTGTCGGTTGGGCCAAACAAGTAGGGCAACGGCTGTGCCGCAAGGTCCGGTTCGTCTATTTCGTAGACTAAGTTTGTCCCGTCTGCGGGAACAACGATAGTCTCGATCCCGCCTGTGACAGTGACGTTGCTGGCCGTCAACTGAAGCGTAGACGTTGGGCGCTTGTCGAGCGTAAAAGGAACAGTCCCGATGATGATGATCGTACCCGGAAGCCATCGCGGATTGAACTTATCTCCAGAAACCCACGTCACCACTCCACCTGTCACGTTTACCGTTCCACCGCGAGGCAGATCAATCGACGGGAACGGCTGGAAGTTGTCGAACTGTAGAATCGGATTCGCTGCGACTGCCGTGTCGAGCAAAATGTCGGAGAACGGAAGTGTCGTATTCGGCCCTGTTCCTACGTAAGTAAAGTTTTGCAGCCCAGTATCGAGCCTGTACCAGTCGATCTTGTCCACCTGCGGGTCGGTAGATGGAGTGGCCGTAACGGTGTTCGCCAACACGGACAGAGTTTGCTCCATCGAGGCGGGAGACGGGTTGGATGTTGCTCCCGTCTTGGACGAACGGTAAGTGTAGCGGTACTGAGCTTCCGTGATGACCGCTGCCGAAACCGGGAGAATATCTTGGCCGTTGCACTTCAGCGTAAGTTGTGCGAAGAAGTGATACCAGAAGTCCCAGTCAATCTCGAAGGGATAGTTTCCTGCTTGCGAGAAGTTCAGAACTACGTTTGATCCACCGAACGTGTTGGAACCACCAAAACCATTTCCTGTGTCGAACTCGTCTGGATTTCTAGGAAGTAGAGGGTAGCCCTGCAACGCTGTCTTGGTCTGACCGGCGAAAGCGTTCTGCCCAAAGTAAGACCCACCTGTGTAACTGACAAGAGTCACGTTGCCGTTTGGACTGTTCCCGATGCCCCAAATGATGTCGTCTTTGAAATGAGCAACGAGCGTATAGTTCCCCGCCGCTGGCACGTAGAACGTTCCGGTAAAAGCGCACCTGAAGTTCTGATAGCCGCCGCCACCTGGCGCTGGCGTAAACAGGGGCACAGTCCCGAGATTAGCGACTGCTTCGTAGGCAACGTTGTTTTGTGTCCCTGCTGTCGCTGTCAGGGTCAGCAAAGTATTCGATGGGACCGTTGCAATCGTGTAAAGCGTCGTTCCGATAACAATGCTTCCACCTGGAGCCAAGCCGCCAAACTGATTGCCGTTTACCCAGTGAACGTTGAACGTGCCGCCGATTATGTCGGTGTTGACCGTGCCGTTGTAGGTCTGGTATTGCGTCCACGCAATAGGATTTACGCCAGAGTCTCCAGCGGCGTTTAACAAGAGCGAATTTCCGGTATTCGTTCCAATCGGAGGAATCGCTGTCAGTGCAGGACCGCTCGCACTCGGATCGCTGACATTTTTCCAGATGAATTGTGCTGGAGCAGAACCTGTACCAAGATTGCTCCAGTAGGACATCGTGACTGGACCCAACAAAGAGATTGCGCTTGCGGACGGGACTGGAATCGAAGTGATTGTTGGCGCTGCTTGTGGCTCAGCTATGCCCATCGCGTAGCACAGTCCGTCCGAACGCACTTTCAGCATCCCGTTCGGGACCAATGAACTGCCGAGAGACGAATCGGTGAAGACGCCGCCAACTTGCGAGTCTCCGACGTACATCCACGGTTGAACGCTTGCCGCTGGTCGGAAAGGAATCAGCGACAGGGGATTGCCGCTCAATCCGTGAGCGACTTGCACGCCATTGGCATAAAGAATCCCCGCCGCACCTCCGATCAGGACATATCCCAACGCTGGTCCGGCAGGCGTGAGATCGTTCAACCGGCGAAGCGAATGGACGGAAGAACCAAGAGTCATCACCGAGGAATCTTCCATCGCTCGCGTCGAAGTTCGTTCTCCAACGTAGGCACGAACGTTCTGCGCGTATGCTAGCTTACCCGGACGCAAGCCATCGGGAGGATTCACGAGGTCCATTCCGTGCATCCCCAAACGTTCGCCGCCCTTGTTGCGTGGATAGTCCTTCGCCATATGTTAAAATGGGGTTGAGTTGCAATGCCTTTCGGGAGGCACCGCATGAACCTGTTTGAGCAGGAACCTCAACCCTCGAATCCATCCTACCGCGAAATCCCGCTGACACAAGGCCAAGTTACCAAGGTCGATGCCACTCGCTACAAGTGGCTCAATCAGTGGAAGTGGTATGCGAAATGGCGAGAACACACCCAATCGTTCTACGCAGCGCGAAACAGTGCGCCAGATGAAAAAGGTAAAAGATTCACCATTTTTATGAGTCGCGAGGTTCTCGGTTTGAGTCGTGACGATCCACGTCAAGCCGATCACTGGAATCACGATACTCTTGATAATCGACGTGAGAACTTGCGACCAGCATCGCAGTCGCAAAATCAGTGGAACGCCAAAAAACGAAAAGACAACCTGTCTGGTTACAAAGGTGTGACGTTTGATCGTACACGCAACAAATGGAAAGCAAGAATACAGGTCAACAAAAAGGAAATCACCATTGGCTATTTCGATACCCCAGAAGCCGCCTATATAGCGTTTTGTGATGCAGCCAAACGGAACTGTGGAGACTTCGCTCATCTTGGTTGACTCACGTCCTGCTTTTTACCAACACTATGTACAACATCCGAGAAAATCCCCATATTGGCGAGGCGTTTATTGGTAGCCTTAGCCGCCTCGAAGAACTGTTTTTCTAGTTCCATCGCGCTCGTGAACTCAGCACCCCCCATTTTTTGGACCGCTAGGAACTGAGCATACGAGAGCACTGCGTCCCACACATCCCGGCTGACTTGAACGTAATCGGAGTCGAGAACCGGGATGGGAGCATTGCCTACAAGCACCATTCCGACGCTAGAGACGATCCCTACGGGGCACGGAGCTACGAAATCGACTCCAGCCTGCACCAAAGTGCTCCACGCGGCTGCGTTAAGCTCCCATTCCGGCGAGAAAGCATCAAAATCTTTCAGGGAAGGTGTGTCGCAGGGCAATCCGTTTATGGTGGCCGAGACGAGCCAGTTGCTCTCTTTTATCAGCTTCAAACCGTCCGCGTATCGCTGTGCGTAATAGTCCGCTCGCAGCCTGTCAGTCGCTTCCGACTCCCTACCGAGCAAGTCCGAAAGCGCTCCCATTTTGGCAACCCACGCGAAATCGTCCGGAATCCCCAAAAGCGTAGCAAAAGGAGGCTGAAAGGTCGGACCAGCCTGTAGAGAAATTACATCGTAGTTCCCTGTCACGCCTGGAGCGGTGTCCACGTCGAAAGCGAGCGGGGGTTCGGTAATGACGCTCCAAGACGAAGGCAAAGCTGGACTCTGGAGGTATCCCGGCTCGAAGGCATCAAACTGGAGCGTGTCTTCCCGACAAAGCGTGATCGGGCCTGCCGTCGAGTCGGGGACAAATCTCATTCTCATTGGCTCTAAAGTTGAGTCAGGGAAAAACGTTCTGCGCTGGTTGTAGGTGGAAGCTAGCGGTGGTAATTGTGCGAGATTGCATCCCGCCACCTGAATCACTTCGTCTCGGCGTCGTTGCAACGCGCCTTGGAGATCGGCTATTGAGAACTGGCTTGTCCCAGTCCACATTGCTCCGGTTGGCGGCTCAAGAAGGTGGTACTCCATGATCGTGTAAAGATCAGAGTCGTGCAGAGTTCGGGCGCGAGGAGAATTTGATAATTGCGAGATGTCATACCATGTAACGGCACCACCGCCGCTACCGTACCCGCCTTGTCCATATCCTCCGACACCGTACCCTCCACCTCCGCTTGTCAGGAAAGAGAAATTGGCATTCCACTGCTCTGTGAGAGCGTTCCAAGTTCTCAGCGCTTCCTGCAAATAAATCCCAATTTCAGCGTCTGTCCAGAATGTTTTAGAGGGGTCCGCTAGTCGTCCAGCGAGAAGGCTACGGGCTGCGGCGTACGTGATCCACTGGAATTGAGTGGCCATCGGGCATTTAGTGAGTCAGCCAAGAATACGTGCTACCGTTGAAACTGCAAATGACACCCACGGTAATCCCGCCACCGCTTGTGTAAGTCCCCATGTAGGTTGGCGAGGTTGCATCGCTCACAACCGCCCGAGCGCCTTTGATGCTACTGCCACACGAAGGCAATGCTGTGCCCGCCGCGCTATAAATGATTCCCGGAACAATTACGGCGACAGCCAATGAACCAGTCTTATCGCCGTCCGTCCCGTTGCCAATGGCGAGGGTTGAAGCGGCGATACGGCAAACACTTATATCAGGAAGACCACTAAAACCGTCCGTCGAAGCCCAGAGGAAACACTTAGTTAGCGGCAAGGAGAAATCTAAGTGGGAAGAATTCACATTTATGTCGCCGCCGTTATCGGTATTCGATCCCATGCGAAACACTTCGGTCGGACCAGTCCCTCCTGCCGCAGTAGTTTGAAAGCTGAGATTAGTGCTGTGTACCGTGGGCGACCAACTTACGCTGCCGACCTGTGCGTTTATTTGTGCTCCCTTGGCGTAAGTCGTTCCGTCGTATCCGTAGAAATCTACGTACCCTAAATAACTACCGAGCGCTATCAAGGCCGGTGACGTTTCTGAGCCTCCAGACTTGGCGAATACCAAGTCTGGACTATTATAGGAGGCAACATTATGAGAAAAAAGACCCACTGCGGAAAAAGAAGTATTGTGAACTTCGAAGGGCTGCTGGGTTGGTATGGCACCCTGCCCTGTGCCTTCAATCTTTAGTCTAGGTATCGCCGTCCCACCGGAAAGCATACTGTCGAGCAGTGTGAAGTTCTGGTTGAGCGGAACATTCCATGTCGGCGTGTTGAAGTTTGGAATATTCAAGCCGATGTTCGGTGTGGTCTGCGCGAAGGCGGCGGCCACCAAAACTAAAAACACTAGGTATTTCATATTCACCGCTTCCGCTTTGCTTTCTTCGTGTGATTAACCTTGTGCGCCTTCCCGCCAACAACAACACGGCTGGCACGAGACTTGATTCCGTGAATGTGGCGGTACGCACGCCATTTTCGGTATGCTTCTTTGCTCCTGAATCGCTCAGTCGGCATACTCGAAACCTCCACTTGGTTGTAAAGCGGATCGTTCACACAGAAAGCGCCTTTAAGTCGGCTTCGAGAGTCGCAAGATCAATCCCACTCGGCGTGTTCTTTGTTGTCTGGTCAAACCAGTCTTGCGTAATAATCGCATACGCCTCGTCGCAGTATTTTTCAAACCACGCCCAAGACATTCCCTGCCGCGCTCCCCAGGTGATGCAGTTCGTTCCTTGAGATCCGTAGCCAAAGTTCGGAATCGAATGCCCACCGTCAATGCCACCGTCGTCTACAACCACTTCCCAAGACTGGCTAGCGGCGTTCTGGACCATAGCTGACTTTGGCAACTGTACGCCAATGTCAATCCCGCCAAACAGCCAAATGGCCTGCTTGATCTGTTCGACATTCGTATGGTCAACCTGCGCCCAGCCAAGAATCTTGTGGCCTGCGATGCCTGTACCGCGCCAGTAATCGAGGACGTCCGTAATGGCCGCACCGTTGTCGTTGAGGCCGGTCGCCGGATCGTACCCAGACACGGCAGTGTAGGCTTTGATAACGTCGTCGAGAGTCGGCGTCACCATCGCCCCGGTATGCACTGTGACAAGCATCAGCATGTGGGCAATCGCCGCACACGTGCAGTCGCCTATCGTGTCGTTACCGAACATCTGCCAAGCGTCGGGAGGAATCTTGTATTCTCGCCAGACTTTCTCAGGCGGAGGCGGAGGAATAATTGTCCCAAAGTATTTTGAGAAGTCCCGCGTGCGAGCGTTGTACTTCGGCGCTAACTTGCCAAGCATCTTTCCCGTTGCCATCGTTGCCCCCTAGAATACTTTTTGGTATCCCTTTGCTGTCAGCACCGAGTTGAAACTGGACTGGAATTGCTTCGACGCTGCTCTCAGTCCACTCTTGGTACAGTGGATAACCGCTACTGGCCTGTACACGATAGTGTCTCGCGATTCCTTGATCTCTTTACTCAGCGTCACAGGAACAGGCAGCGGCGGCAAGAATCCAGCCAGCGTGCTCAAAAGAACGCTGACTAAGCTCTCGATGACCACAGCCAGTGTCCCGGTAAGGCCAAGGCCGGTGAACCATGTCTGCAATCTCGCTTGTGCAAGCTGAATTGCAAGCGATAAATCCTGTCCGATGGAAGTCTTGTCTGCCGCAGGCGCGTTTATGTAAGCCGTGACTTCCGAAAGCACAGCTTCGAGTGCCGTCACAACAAGCGCCCCACCCGGAACCAATCCAGCCGCCGACAGAATGTTCAAAATCGAATTGAACGCCGTCACGAGATCGTTTGCGACGTTCCCACAAGCAGTCAGGAACAACGTGCTCCCCGAGATTGCAACCGCGCCAAGCGCCATAAACATGCGCTGGATAAAACCTCTTCGTGTCTGCATCGTCGTGCCTCCTATTTCAAGAAACCTTGACTATCAAGAACGTAACCCACGCGCCCGCCACGTAGCCCGCGAAGTCCTGTAAGTCATCCTGCCACGTCTGAGGCGGGTCTTCTTCGTACCGAGCATCAAAGAAAAACTCTTTCACGGCTGCGTAGGCTGTAATGCCAACCGCAATCCAGAGCGCGTGACTCGGAAACAACAAGACCAGATACCCAGCAGCGAAGAAATGAGCGCACGCGGCCACAAACTGAATGTTCTGTCCGAGGCGAGAGATGATGCTGGTTATTTTCGTATCATCGCCTCAATCTCATCAATCGACTCCGTGACCAAGTATACCGTTCCGCCGTCAAGCTCAACTCGCGTGCAATCGCCGCTTGGCTGCGAGTGGTCAACCGTGTAGTCCTTAATGGTTTCAGACTCGCCAATTACGATCTCGTCGCCATCGAACGGCACAACAGCGTTGTGCAACGTTATCATGCCGCCGTCAACCCAGCCGTGTCCCATACAGCCTGCAAACCTTGTGTCTGCAAAATCTGCCTCGCATCGTCGTTCGGAGTTACAGGGAAAATACCCGTCAACTGGAAATGTGGATCGTCGTGGTGCGTGAACTCATCCCCAGAATACATCCCGAGCGACTCTCCGAACGTAATTAGTTGTTTCCAGACTGGGTGAGTTTCGTTCCAGTCGGGATTCCCTTCGGAGTCGAACGGAGCAACGTCTACGGCAAGTCCGAACTGATGCCAAGAATATCCTGGCCGAGCGTTGGTCACGATCTCCCCCGGCGTGGTCCGTCCTTGCTGGTAGATCGCTTCTTGCTCGGCCCACGTTCGCAGTCCCTGCGTCACCCGGATCGGCTCATCCGTAACCATGCCCGCAAGAGCACGGATCAGCGTTGCCAGTTTTGGACATACAAGCGCGAGTTTAACTTCCGATGCTGCGTCCATCAGTGTCCCTTGAAGTACAAGGCTAAAACCCCGAATATGATCGTGATGCCAATTCCTGCTCCCCAGCGAAAAGCGCCAGTAAGTGCATTAAAACGTTGTTCAATCTCGGTACGAGGCATCTGGTTTCGGTCCCGGTCCTGCATTGCTGCTCGCCACTCGTTCGTGTTGTCGAAGCGCTTTTCTTGTGCGACTTCGGCTTTATTTACTGCTTCCTTGCTGGAGGTAAGAGCAAGTCCGGTTTTCTCGTCCATTGCAACAAAACGTTGCTCGTAGCGACGGTCGCGCTCGTCGGCTACTTCCCGAACTCGGTCTATCTTTTCGTCGAAAATTCCCCGGATGCCGTCGAGTTCGGCGGTTAGCTCACGCAGGGACGGTTCGTGCGTCCTGCCATTTCCTTTGTCGTTCACTGTCAATCAGAATCCCCACCCCAGCGCGTAGTTGATGAACGCAATGAACAGCACCAACACCATGACCCAAAAAATAATACTGATCCACGGTTCAGTTACGCCCAACGCAGGCAGCGCCAGAAAGACGATCTTGAACAGGATCGCTACGATAACGCAGAAGCAAACAAAACCAAGCAACGCCCAGATTGCTCCTGTCTGGCCGAAAAAACCGATATGTCCTGCAAACATCGCGAGTGCTGTAATCATTGTTCGTCCTCCTGTTTCTTGCGTTCCTGCTCGATGATCTTTCCGAGCGTTGGAATGTGATGCTCGGGCAGTTCGTGATTCTCCGCACCGTCATCTATTGGTATCGGAGCAGGAACTGGCGGTTTAGGCTGCTTCTTTTTGCTCATGCCAATGCCTCTGCCTTTGCCTGTGCTTTTGCCTCTGCCTGCGCTGGAGTAGCAGCAAGCGGACTTGGCATCTGCGGCAAGAAGTTCTTGAGAAACGGGATTTTGCTTACGGCCACGTCCATAATCGAGTCAACCGTATGCCCGAAGAAGAACGCCACCGGAGCGAACTGGGTGAGCAGGCCAACCACCCAGGAAAATTTCTGCCATCCCAAGTAGTTCAGACCGTCCGAGGCTAAGGCAGGATTGAAACACACCCAGAAGATCACGCTATCAATCGTGGTGCGAATGAACAGCGGCAACCAACAGCGCTTAATGAACTGGCTGTAGGTACTAGCAACCGGATTCGGGCCGGTCACGAGATAGTACGCTCGCTTGGCGATGTACAAGATAACGCCAATCTCAAACCACAGCCACAGCCATACAAGGTGCCACGAGACAGTCTCGGTTACGACTTTCAGTAACGCTTGCCCCATTTGGTCTCCTATTGGATCGCCAACACCTTGAGAGTACACGTTCTCTTGCCACTTACGTTATTACAAAGTTCGGTCACGGTAATCGTGTTGCCAACAATCACGCCAGGAACCCCTTGCGGACCTCGTGCGCCGGTTGCGCCTGTTGCGCCGACTGCTCCTTGCGCTCCCGCTGGTCCCTGTACTCCCTGTACCCCCTGCGAACCTTGAGCGCCTGTCGCTCCAGTCGGTCCCGTTGCACCCGCTGGACCTTGAGCGCCGGTAGAGCCGGTCGGACCCGCTGGACCAGTTGAACCCGTTGCGCCAGTTGCGCCCGTAGCTCCCTTCGCCCCAACGAGACTGTGATACGCAACGCCATCGTTCGATTCCTGAATTTCCCCGCCAGCAATCGACAGATGATAGTAACCAGTCGCAGGCAAAGGGTTGGGAAGTCCGTTGTCAATCAGCGTGATGGACGATTGCACGGTTTGCGTTCCGCCTCCGACTCCAAGCGGCGGAAGACAAGTTGACGGCGCTGTACCGCTACACTGCGCTCCAGCAAACGAAGACAGTAAAAGCAAGAATCCAAGTCTTTTCATTCAATCACCACGTTTCCATTGAGTATCGTGTTCCCCTGAATGATCGTACTTGCCTTCCCTATTCCACTTCGACTCAAGATTGCGACGAAATCGTCCACGCGGCAGTTGGCAATAGCCGCCTTGGTCACATCGTTTACGTCCGGCGAAAGCACCCACGTGATCGTTCCTGGAGAGTTCTCTGCAATTGTCGTTGGGCTGGACTGACCAAACGGCGTTCCGCCCTGCGGCCACTTGGGATGCACGTTTCCGAGCGTGCAAGCTGACCCACTGCCGCCGTTTGCCGTGCAGTTCAGCACTTGGAAAATATAGTTTCCGCCGTTGTTCTGCGCGAGATTAGGCAAGATGACGCTTCCGACTTCGTAGTTGTTGGCACCACCGTCATTAGCACCACCTTCGGTTCCGTAGTCCGGCCCACCGATATTGCAACTTGCCTGATTCTGGCGGCTTCCTAGTTGCCCAAACATGTCGCTGACAAATAGAGCGTACTTGCCAGTCTGCGAAACGACGGAAATACAGTATCTCGCATCAAAAGACCACGGCCAGCCACTGTTAAAGCAATGGAACGCTCTGCGAACCTGATTTACGGTCGTCGTATTTATCACACCAGGGGAAGAGTATGGCGGAGCGATGAAAAAACTCTCACCATAGAGAGCACCTGGGAGACTGGTCTGGGTAAGTGAATAATTCACCCCTGAGCCGCTTGTAACGTTTGCCGTTGTCGTAAGATGGGTTGCGTCCGTTACCGAAGACACGACGTACCCTACGCCATTAATCGTGATCGCATCCCCATTCCAGAAACCGCTGGTATCGAAGTTCGAGCCAGACGCCAAGACGACGTTCTTGGTCCCGTTCGCCGTCACCGTGCCAGAATAAGTTCTCCCGCCATTCACTAGATCGACGTTCGTTCCAACGTTCGACGCGGCAATCCAGAACCATGCTGTGTCGGTCGTGTTGTTGTTCGTGTTCCCGAGATGCTGATCGCCTTTGGAGCTGGCCGATGGCCCAAGATTCAATCTCGGAACTTGCGGGTTGAGATAAGAGTCGTACTGGAAGTTCTTGCCAAGTGCTACCCCGAGAGCGCCTTTCCATTTGTGACCGTTGCACGAGTATGTGAAATACGCCTGCGCGTTTCCAACCTCGGTCGCGGAATCATTGGCGTGGGTAAAAGAAATCGTAAAAGATGTCGCCGTAGCAGCGGTCACTGTCTGTAGTCCGTTCAAATAACTACCGTGGACTAGGCCGCTTATCGTAGGAGTGTTGCCAGCGACATACTGCGGGCAGGTTGCGAGAAGACAGGGGTAGACTCCGGTAAAGGTCACTGAGTTGCTTGTGAGCGACCAAGAAGCGATTGTGAACTGCCCCCCAGTGTTTGCTCCGATTCCTGTATTGCGCCACGTCAGAGGAGAACTCGTGCCAACGTTGTCAGACGTATCGCTCCCAGGAGTCTGGTTCCACGCTGCAACGCTTGTGCCGCTCGTTCCGGGAATTGTGTTGATGATCTGATACATATAGCCGCCAGCGTTGTTCACCAACGGAACCACGCGGTCGCCGTCGTCGTAGTGGGTACTCGCTAGCCACTTCGGTGCTCCAGTGCCACAAGGAATTGCGTTCAGTCCTCCATCCCAGAAATAGTCGTCCACGTAATAAGAGCCATAGACGAACGTGCTTTGCGTCGGAGCAGATTCCGTGAAAGTCGTATTTGGCTGGTTTGAGTCGTGGATTTTCCAGCGGTCGGATTTTCCTCCGTAGGCTCCACCCCACGGTGCGTCTGTAATCGTGCCAACAAGTACGCCGTTGTTCGTGACTACGCCGGTCATCGTGTTCCAGAGGCGGCATCCCGGCTGACCAACTACCCACCGAGCCTGATAGTAGCCGCTGCCTTGACTGCCCAAAATAGAAAATGGCATCGCAAAAGTTGTTTCATCGTGAGTAACGCCTAGTGCCCCAGTCCATCGGTTGAGCGGATAAGTTGTTGCCGTCCCAGTCCCAGTGTCGGTGTTCGACGCAGGAGCGCTGTTGATAGTCGCTTTGAATGCCGTCTGGTTAGGTAAACCCCCGACAACGGCAGTGACCGTAATCGAAGTACCGTTGAAGCTAGTACCCGCTCCAGCGAACCCGCTAAGCGCAATCGTTTGGCCGACCGCGAAACTATTAAACAAGGTCGTATTGAAAGTGACCGTCGTTCCGCTCGTAGTCCACGAATTAATCGTCGCGTGAACCGAGGCATCGCTCGGATAGCCGTTCACCGTGTTCATCAAGCACTGTGAATTAGTCCAGTCGAATGTGTTGGCTGTACTTACTCCTCCAGACCCCTGCGTCAGCGTGATCGTGTTGTCCTGCATGTAGATTCCAGGGCCAGTCTGGTTATCCACGCTCCACGCATGGTCCCTGTGAACCCACGACATGACAGTAGTGTTCTGAAAAATAACGAAGCCAGCGCAAGGAGGGACGCCGCTAGTGCAAAGAGCTTGGCTCGTATTTGCAGGACCAGTGAATTGCGAGTTTGCAGCAGTGTTCCACAAGAACACGTACTGCCCTCCGCCATTGACCGTCGCGAGGAAAGCCGAGTCGTCCGTGTTCCAAGCGTTCACACTAGGCTCGTCGTAGGTTTGCCAAAGCGTGTTCGCATTCCCGTTTGTTGCCTGATCCGTGACGCGGACAATCTGAGTCTGGAAATCGGCAGGAGTCGCCGTCGTGTTAGCGCCGATGAGATTGCCGCACTGTGCCATCGTGTAAATGTTGGTCGAATTGCAAGTGTTCGATCCGAAACTTGGCATCGTTGCCGGATAGTTTATCGTGTTCGTCCCTGACTGGAAGCAAGGATACGCTGGAGGCCCGCAGGCTTGTCCGTGTGCGAAGCTAGTCAGGACCAACACGCACATAATAAACAATCCACTTTTCACCTGAGAACCTCCCAGTTAATAGTTGTGGCCGAAGGAGTTTGATTAGTGGAGTTTGGGTTACATAAGAGGAAGTTTACGTTGTTCGTGGTTACGTACGGACTAACAATTAAAATACCTGGAACTGTGGTTGGTGCGGCGTTATAAGACCACTTAATGCTGTCCGTAGATACTACGCCACTCGCTGAAACCGTTACTGCTGTAGCGCAACTGGAAGACGTAATAGGAGAGCCGCTTGGAAGAGCAGCAGTTCCAGAAGCAATGATTGTTATGGGAGTCATAAAACTCCCACAGAGAATCGTTGCCGATGCCGTGCATCCCGTCTGGCTTGTAGTGGAAGACAGAAGCAAAAGACCATTCCCGCTGACGGGAGCGCTCGGCACGACCATCCAATAACCAGTAGGGACCGTCGTAGGAGCCATCCAGCCGCCGATGTTGGCTAGCGCGGCTTGCGCTGTACCTTGCCCAAGTCCGACTATGCTTGCATTGCTCCCTGTGCCGACAAATTTTGCAGCCTGAATCGTCCCAGTCGCATCTCCCTGTGATCCGTTTCCGACGTTTATCACGCCAGCGCTAGGGGAAGAAATGCCTACGTTTGCCGTGCCGCTGCCGTTGGTCCATCCGATTACTCCAGTCAGCCAAAAATCGTCCCAACGAAAACCCAGCGAACCAAGGTCGAAAGCGTCATCTGTCCCAGGTATGAGAGAAGCGTTTATGGCGACCGTTGCGAGATTCGAGAGCGCAGTGTTTGCTCCTCCACTGACCGTTACCGTAGTACAGTTCCACGTAAGCGTGCTCGTGGACCATAGTAGAGCTTGACCGTTCGCGCAGTCGGTTCGTAGCCCGAGTGTATTCTGGGATACGTCGAGGCCACCGTTTACGGTGAGACTTGCCGCAGGGAGATAAACACCCGCTGGGTCGAGCGTCAGCGTAAACGTTCCAGAGTTTGTGATGGGACTTGTTCCAGAGACGGCTATCTGATTCGCCGTACCGAGAAGTCCAACGCTCGTGACCGTTCCGCCAAATGCAGCGCACGCTGCTCCACTCGATGTAATGCAGGACAACTGGTGCGTCGAGAGGTTGCCGTACCAGCGCTCGTATCCAGGAAGAGGATTGCGCGGAGTGGGGATTTCGAGAATGTCCTCGTATGCGTTTATTTTTAGCGCTGGAAGTCCAGTGTTACCGGACAAATAACTATCCAAACACGTGAAGTTTGTGTTGTAGAGAACGTTCCAATTATTAGAATTCGGACCACCCGGAGTCAAGAACGGTGGAATACTAAGCCCAACGTTTGGAGTTACGGGCGTGACCGTAGAACATGGTATTTGAGCATGGGATGAGATTGCCATCGCAAGCAGAAAGGTTAGGCATCCGAGTTTCGAATATATTCTCATTCCCAAGTCAGCGTGCAGATACCGCCGCGCCCAGAGCGTAGGAAGTGGCATCCGCGTGAACGTGTCCCTGAAATACCGAGATAGCAGACGCGATAATGACCGCTACGCAAAGGAATGTAGTTACCAACCATAACTTGTTATTTTTCACTGTTTTCTCTCCACTGTGGCGGTCAGATTGTAGGTACCCGTCCCTGTTGTACAAGCTGTGTATCCGGTCGCATACTGAATGATCGTACCGTTAGTAGTGAAGGAAAATACACCGCTTGCCGATTCGTTTGCCAGCGCAGTTTGAAAGGGAAACGTTCCACCCATTGCGGTCGTGGAGGCTCCCGTCTGACCCATCATTTGTAAAGCAACTGCCGAATGTGTAACGGCATTTGCGTCGGTCCATGTGAGAAGAAATGTGACCGACCCTGATGTCACGCTGGAACAGGCCGTACCGCTTCCCCAGAAGTCCCAATGAACTTCATACTGTCCGTTTACTCTCGGACATTGAGCGGCAGTGCAAAGAGTGGCTGTTGAAATCGCAGCCGTCTGGGAAGTTTGCGAGATGGATGCTGGAGAGGTCACGGCGGTCGCATCCACGGCACTCGTTGCAAGGTGCATCAGTCCAGGTCCGCTATCGTAATCAATAGACCCGTTCGATGTTGCCGTGGCCCCAGATTTAGATTCGACACGGAACGAATTCGCTCCTGTAGAGGCACTCATGTCCAGCGTCATCGCGCTGTTGCCGGAGTTCGCCGCGATAGTAGAGACGGCGTTCGTCACCATTGCTGCGGTTGGGGTGGTGCAGGTTGGAGCGGCGGCGGCACTGATGACTGTGAAGAACTGGTTGGTGCAGGTCGTACTCGTTCCACTAAGAGCAGCAAGAGCGAAATTGTACGTGCTGACTCCTCCTGCGCCGCCTACATACGCACTGGATGTTGAATTGAAAGAAATCGCACCATTCGCAATGGGTGCCGCGCCTGCTGCAATCGGAACAATTAGACCGGCAGTTGCCGAAGCCGAGGTCAGATTCAGTGTCCCGGCTGCGGTGAAGGTGTTCCCGGCGTTGAGATAGGCGACGTTAGAAATGCCGGAAGTAGGCAAGTCACCGGTTGCTATAGCGCGAGTGTTGCAGATCCCGGCTACCGCTGTTGCGAACATGGCGTGCGTCGTAGTCGTGTCCGTGGCCGTCGCAGCGCATATCGAACTGTCGGCATTGTTCGTCCACAAGTGCGTGATGTTCGCCGTCGTGTCCAAACCAATCGTGCTGTTTACGTTTGTCGTGAATCCCGCACCTTCCGGTATTTCCATCGTCGCTGACGTGAAGTCTTGTAGGCCAGCGGTATAGACATTCGTCTGACCAGTCTGAACAGCGACTGCCGGGAGATCAGTTCCTGCAATGGCTCTCGGAGCGTACAAGCCAGCCGTGGCTGTGGCGAAAATCGGCTGTGTGGCTGTCGTGCTCGTGCTCGATGTGACGACGTTAAAGGAATCTGCCGCACCTGGACCCCAGAAGTGGAGGATTTGTGTAGTCGTATCAAACCCAACCGTACTGTCCACCGTTGTCACAAACCCAGCACCCTCTGGCAATTCCATCGTTGCCGCCGAGAAGTCTTGCAGAAATCCGCCAGTGTAGACGTTTGTCTGTCCAGTCGAGACGTTCCCTCCTCCACCGCCACCAGAAATCGCCGTCCACGTTCCCACGCCAGCAACAATGCTTTGGCAGCTATAAGTAGTACCAGCCCCGGTTGTCAGTTGCTGAATTCTGGAACCGGCCACGCACGATCCAGACGGAGCGCTCCCAACGTACAAGACATCGTGTGAGCCAAACTGCGCGAAGGCGCTAGCTGTCAGCAACAGGAACACAGACACGAGCCAAATGGTTTTCATGCGTAGTGAAACTCCACATTCACGACAGCGGCATTTGCGCTCGCAGTGAGATAGATTTCGTTCAGGTTCGTGCTGTACGAGTACGCTTGTTGCACGTCCGTGTCTCCCGCGTTCAACTCTTTGGCTTGGCGGCTCCCGTCATTCTTTACGTTCTCGTCTCCCTTGTAGACGGTGGTCCCACCATTCTTGTAAGACGCCTGAATGGACAAGTAAGACACGCATCCAGTTTGCGATTGCGTCAAGTTCGACGGAGCGATGCCAGCGGCAGGCGCGACCGTGTACCCTGTCTGCGAACCTTTTGTGATGAGGGTATAAAGATTTTGCGGCGTCTGCGTTCGGTCGGTAATGGTAATCGTCACTGCGAACATTTGCTCACCAACTCCCTACGTTCAATTGCCCAAGCCGATTAGTCGAGAACCCGTCCTGCGTCCACTGTGGACGCTTCTTTTGGCGTGTCAAGAACTCGCGATGCAGGTTTGCGTCGATGGCCCTGATTTTCTTGAGACACTCTTTATACTCCGCACGCGCTGCCTCCGACAAAAACCGCCAATCCGCACCCGATCCGCGCTGGACTTGCTCGCCTTTCTGCGCCTCTTTGTACTGATAGAGAACCTCTTTTGCTCGAAACGTAACAAGCTCTTCAGTCAGCGGGTACGGAACGGTATCTCCGGGATTGACCAGCAACGCTCCACGCCGCTTGAACGTGAAGCTCAAAGGCCAGACGGACAAGATGTGCGGCCAAATTTCGTAGCGCCGGTATCCAAGCGTCGGACTCCCCGGACGCTGGTCGATACCGAACGGAACAGCATAAGTTGGGAGCGCCGGACCAAAGACTACCCTCTGCGGGTCTTCTACCGAAAGATCGTCCTGCGATAGTCGGGTAAAAGATACATAGTCACCGTTCGTTGTGTCTCGAATTTCCACAAACGCTCTGAAATCAGACACTGGAACCGGGAAGTATGCTTGGTAAATGTAGTAGTTCTGCCCTGGCCCGCTTGCAGGCTCCATCCAAGGCCGGTCGAGCGTGATGTACGAGCTTCCCGCCCATCCTAGCGGCACAGCTCCCAGCGGGAGCTTCCCAAGGCTTCCGTCGTAGGCCGTGTTATAGGCGATGATGTCGTAGAGAGCATAGGAAGGGTTCCTAAACTGGAAACTGGTGATGCTAGGCGTCGTTAATGCGTACTGCGCCCATATTCCTGAAGCGACCGCATCAGCGAAAACGTAAGGGCTGTAGGGAGTGACTGTCACCGTCCCTAAGCTCGCTACGAGTCCGGGAATGAGCCATCCACCGGAGTTGCCGAGTTGGAAACTGAAAACGCTCTCGTCGTAGATGTGTCCGAGTGCTTCATTCAATTTGGTTTTTACAAGCTCTAAAGAAACTCCCGGTATCTCGCCTTGAGCAAGGGATTTTGCCATACTTATATAAGAAATAAGGCACCCCCTTGTGGTAGGATGGAGAAGTGCGGCCAGACCGCACAATTCCTATTAGGGTAGGAACTATGAAACGCAACGTGAAACGACACGTCGTTGTCCAGCCGCTCGATCAGTCTATCCGCCTTATCGCTCTCACGCAACGTCAAGACGCAATCGTCAATTCCTCTGAGTACGACCGCCTTGTCCGGTGGAACTGGTACGCAGTTTGGAACAAATACACGAAGTCCTTTTATGCGTATCGCGACTCCCGAGAGGGTGGTCGTAAGCAAACTGTAGCCATGCACAATGAAGTGATGCAGGATGGCGAGAGCCACGATCATAAGAATCGAAACACGCTGGACAACCGAAAAGAAAATCTTCGCATCTGCACCGTCTCTCAAAATGGAGCAAACTGCGAGAAAAGAAAACACAATACTTCCGGGTATAAGGGTGTTGTCTGGAACTCTCGTTGGAGAGCACAACTTATCGTTAAAGGGAAAAAAGTTTATCAAGGCTACTTCGATACAGCGGAAGAAGCCGCACGAGCCTATGACGCTGCCGCGCTGAAATACTTTGGCGAGTTTGCGCGTCTCAACTTCCCAACGTGACATATTCACCTGTAAAAAAGGGGAGGCGCGTCCACGACGCACGCTCCCCACGTTACCCCGGATTAAATTCGCTTAGAAGTCTCCGCCAAACGCCAAGAACTGAAACTGCTCGGCGCTAAGATTTACCCCGTTAGCCACTTCCAATGCCGTCGCCGCAACGAAGTATTTTGCCGTCCACGTCGCTCGCGTTGATCCAACAGAGCTTGGGTAGAACTCAACGAAGTAGAGCTTACTGACAGACATCGTGTCATTGACTGCATCCAAATACAGACCGCTTGGAGCAGAAACGACATCCCCTGCCGGATTCGCATAGGACGTTGGTCCGTTGGCGTAGAACACGAACGCCTTGCGCTGCCCAATCGTCAGGCCACCCTCGTAGCCCTTGGCGGTTAATAGCTGCACAGTTATCTCCTGTCTTTGCCCTTACCCCTGAATTATTGGCACGTTGTCGAGCAAGCAGCGGAACAGCGCCGTCGCCGTGTGGCTCGGCGCAGTCAACGCTTCGCCAATCGTTGTCGGAACGATTGATCCCGGCGTGGCGAGGTCGTCCACAAAGCCATTCGCAATGGAATTGATAACGTCTCCCACTGCCGGTGTCGCGTTGGTCACGCCGCCAGACTTTCCGAGCACTTGACAGTCGCCCAACTCTTGAATGAAGACCCAAACTCCCGCCGCCACCTGCGCTGCCGAGGGAGCATTCAGGAAGACCACCGGACGAATCGCTCCAGCCAATCCCTTGTCGTAGCTGGTGATGACGTTCACGCCAGCCGCCAAGGTCTTCATCAAGCCGATACTTCCCTGGACGATGTTCGCAGCGTTCGCACTGGAGTCGATTTGCACGAAGCGATACCGCCCCTGGTGCAACTGTTGGCGACCGTACAATTGCGCTTCCTGTTCGGTCAGGTCGAAGTATCCGCCAACAACAAGGCCACCCATCGCATAGGCGTAGCCAGTGCGCGTGTCGGTCAACCCGGAAGGAGAGGTATAGATCGTCACTAGGTCTTGCGGTAAAAACTCATTGCGCTGCATCGGTGACATTGGAGGCTCTCCTTACGCGGTGAACCCGGACACAATCAATCCGTGTCGAGGGTTAAAAATGTAAAGGTTCGTCGCAAGCCGCTGGAACATATTCGCAGCGCTGATGTTGTCGGGAATCTCTTTGATCTTGGTCGCAAAGAACCAACTCTTCTCGGCGGTCGGACGCAACTTGACTGCCTCTGGATCGAACAAGAACAGCAACTCGGACGGCTGAATCGTCGTCGCCGATGGGAAGTTCGATCCAGTCGGGGAAGCCGCACCGACTGCGACCGCCACACCGTTTGACAGATACGTCGGGGTCGTATAGGCGGACAGTTTAGTCGTGTTTCCGCTACCGTCAACGAAGTTCGTGTTCGGAGCCGCCGTTCCGAAAGCAGCCGTATTCCCACCGGGGAGGTAGTTCCAAGTCTTGCCGGAAGGACACAGCGGATCGGCGTAAATCTTTACGCCAAAGAAGTCAACCGAAGGCCAGCCGAAGTCTGTACCTTCTTTCACGCTTTGCTGGTCAACGCGAGCAATCGCTCGCAGCATGTTCACGAGAGCGGCCCATCCAAACGGACTCGTAATGCCGACTTTGGCTTTCGCGTTGAGCGTCAACAATTGGGCAACAACGTTGGTCAGGACCGGATAGGTAATCGGACCAGGATTGCCGTTCGACTGGCCGCAATAAAACGGCGTCGAGTTGTAGGCTTGGCCGGTCGCTCCGTTGCGCGTCACGCCGCCTGTTAGCGTGAATACGTTCCCATCGGGAGACGGGTCAACGCCGTTAGAGAAACCCTCAAAGAATCCGTTTGAAGACTTTGTGCGGTCGTCCGAAACTCCCGACGTTCCACCATTCGCCGCGCTCGGCTGTCCGTGACGGTAGCCATCCATTTCGAGCATCGTGTTCATCTGCGAAACTAGGTTCGCTTCGAGCAACGCTCGCTGGTCGATTGCCTGCGTGTCTCCAGCCCGATTGATGACATCCAACTCAAAGTCTTCAATCTGGGTGAAGACCGCATACGCCTTCTCGTAAAACTTCGAGGCGCTCGCAATCTGGTTTCGCGTCACCGTGATCGTCTGTCCGGGAGTAACAGCCATGCCCTGCAACCGAGCATAGTTGTAGGCTTCCACCATTCCCGATCCGCCCAAGAAGTCTTCGACAACGCCGTAGCGACGGAGGATGTCTTGGAGTGGAGTGTCCACAAAGAAGCACTCGGAAATCACATTCTTTCGGATGCTTTCGCGGGTTCCGACTTCAATCTCGTTATATTGCGGATCGTAAAGGGGCGGTGCCATATTGAATTACCTTTCCTACGCAACCGATCTGATCTGTTCAACGTCCTTGTGGAGATTTTCGAGCAGTCTCCGGTGACGCTCACGGACAGGAACGTTCCCATCCGACTTGTGGAATTCGTCGCCTTTGATTTTAGGAACAAAACTCGACCGCGAGGACTCGCCTTCGCGCAGGTTGGGATTGCTGCCGCGCTTCTCTGCATCTTTCCGGCGCTCTTCGTCGAGCTTGACCTTCACGTCGGCGGCAACGCGAGCGTCGTAGGCTTCTTTCTGCTTCTCCGTCTGCCGCTCACGGAAGTGATACTTGTCGGCGATGTATTCTGCAACCGACTTCCGAGCGAGACGGGCCTCTTCCGCAATCGAGGTCGAAGGGTCTGGGATTGGTACGCCGTAAAGCCGGATATGCTCGTTGTTTGCATCCAGCCACTGACTCATCACGCTTCCGACGCGGCCAAGAATCTTGCCTTCATCCACTGCGTTGCCTCCAATTGCCGGACTCCCCGGTACGACCGGCTTCTTGCCGTCGCCATTGCCTTCTGTGCCAGGAATTTTCACGTCGAAGCCCTGAGCCTTGAGTGACTCCATGTAGGCAACCGCTGCATCGTACTTCGCTTTGAGCGATCCCTGCTCGTTCAGCGAGGTTTCGTACTTGGAAACGTAGTCTTCGATTTCCTTGCGCTCAAGTTCGGCTTGGCGGCGAGCTTCTTCTGCTTTCTGTGCGGCTTGCGCGGCTGTCGAGAGCTTCGTGTCAGCGTCAGCAACGAGTCCCGAGAGCGCGGAAACAACTTCTTTCGGAAGACCTGCCGCAACGTCATCGGCAACACCGGCACTCTTGAGCACTTCCGCTACAGTAGCCATGAATTATTGTCCTTGGGATGGTCCAGCCTGCTGCTCTTGCTGTGGCCGCGCTGCCATCATAGTTTTTTGGAGAGCTTTCACGAGGGCGCTTCTCGCTTCCATCAATTCGCCCTGGACGACTGGGTTTTGCTGCGCCATCTGCTCAAGCGCCTTTGCTGCCGCCGCGAGCTGTTGCTGCAACGGATTCGCCTGTTGCTGTGCTGGTGGGACTCCCCCCGGAGAAGGAGACCCACCCTGTGGCTGTGAATCCGGTTGCGGCGTAGGTTGAGCGGCCATTAGCGCTTTCGCCGCCTTCCTGCGGCCTTCCACGTCCCTTTGTTGGACGCATTGTTTTTCAAGCGACCCTTCAAGCGGCCTTTGCTAAATCCAACCGCTCGGTCCACTATCTTGAGCCGCTTTTTCTTTCCGCGCCCAGTCACCCGACTAGACTGAGCAGGCAGTTTCGAGGGTGCCTCAAGTCGCGGATAGCCGATTTTTTTGCGTCTCGACATGGGACGCTCCTAGCGCTTGCTGCGCCGACGTTTCTTGCCGCCACCCTTGCGCTTTTTCTTGCCGCCGCCGTGCTTCCCCATGTGGGACGAACCCTTGATGACTAGGTGCTTGCCTTTTCCTTTTGCCATACATCCTCCATTTTCCGTTGTGAAATGGAAAACGCCTCACGACGTTTTCAGTCGAGAGGCGCTTCTCAATCCAACCGGAGGAGAACAACGTAGCTCGTCAATAAGACTTGTAGCCCGAAACGCAAACGCTTGTCAACTACTATTTCGTGCAGTAAGGATTTGGTCCAGTTCTTTCATTGTCAACTGGATGTGCTCTTTCGTCACAATCGTCCGAATTCCACCCTGATTAAACGCTGCATCGTAGGTGAAATTCGCAGTCCCGGTGAAGTGGTTCTTGCGTAAATAGTCGGTGAGTTCTTGCGGATTACCTTTCGACTCAACTACGGATTCAACGACTGCGTAGACTTTTATGTTTTTCACTGTCGGCTGTCCCATTTTACGCCTTTTACCTTACTGGCTCTGACTCATAACGGTTCTCGGCTTGCCGTTGGTCTGGCCGCGCTGTTCGAGCTTTGGCGGCTTCTTCCCGGTCGGCGGTCTGCCTCCGCCTTTCCCTTGACCCTTACCCTTTTCGTCGCCCCCGCCCAATCCTTCTACCTGCGCTATCTGCGCGGCCTTCGCTTTCATTTCCAGTAACTCAAATTGTTCGTGCTTGTATTTCTCGAATTCGGTAGCACCGGGCGTGTCTCCCCAATTGTCCACTCCTAGTTTTTTCATCGCCGTCGAGAACGACACTGGCATCTGGCGTTGCAGGAAGTTAAGCCACTTCATTTGTTCCTGCATCTGCGTGACGTTCAACAGGAAACTCGGAACGGATATCACGTCGAGATTCTGCGCGAACCACTTTGCCCGTTCGAGGCGCGAGACTTGACTCGTCTCGTCTTTCTTTGTTTCCCACGGCATATGTGACGGAACAATCGAGTTTGGCTCGAAGTCAAACACCTTGGTAGACATGCCATCGGGTCCGATGTAAGACATCAGTTTGCGAGTGCTGAAATACTGCAAGATCATGTATTTCAGCATCTGCGCGATCTTCGAGTGCGCGACCTCCAAGTTACCGGCTATACCCTTGGCGATTGGTCCAATCGTTTCGAGTAGCTTGTCTGCCGTCTCGCTCGACAAGTTGAACTTGAGCTGCGCGAGGCTTCCGAGATCGTTTAGGCCGAGAGTCTTCTGGCGCAACTTGTCGAGAAGTTCGTACATATTGAAGTCTTCCCGGTTGACGTTCACGCTATCAGGGAGCAGCGACTGCAACGCTTTTCTCGGGTCTCCATCGGTTCCTACCGTATCTCCGTTTTCCGCAAGCCAGTCGATTTCTTTCAGTATGTCGTTTGGCACACCCGCATTGAGATCGTAGCCTTTCAGCGGATTCATTTTGGCGCGAAGGACGCGATACATCAGGTCGAGAAACGCCCTACTGCCTTTCTCTACGCTTGCTACGTCGTCAAGCAATGAGTAGCCAATAGCCATCCACGGCCAGTCGTCCACGTCGTATTGCACAGGCGGCATCTGACCGTGTAAGTCAAACGCTGGCCCATCGTAGAGCGGCTGATTCATTCCAGGATTAGTAATAATTTGCCGCAAGTTTGGGTAAATCCGGCAGTCTTCCGGTTTGGCTTGGCGCGATGCGGCTAGACCGTTCTCGGGATTCGTCCACGACATAATAGCGCCAACTGAGGGAACCTCGTAGGACCAACTCGTCAGCGGCACTTGTTTCCCGTCCCGTTCTCCCCAGTCCCCCATCGGAAGCATCTTGCCAGTACGGTTGATGCGAAGGTCGCGCACAAAAGTATGCCTGATTTCGCAATATCGCTGCTCCCAGTTCTGCTTTTCGTTTCCGTAGCGCCGGTCCCAGTATTCGTGACGCCTCACCTGATTAGGTGACGTGTACTTGAATCTTGAAATCGGGATGAGAGATGCTTGGTCGTTAGGGAAACGCGCATGAGCCTCAGCAACACCCATAGCTTCGACAATCGTTACCGAGTATGCACCCTGAATGTCGTTCGACGTAGGAACCTGAGTCGGCAACACCTCTCTTGGTCCAAGAGCGCAGAATTCGATGTCTCCGGTTCCCCAACCAAACTCGTTTCGGATGTAGCGCGGCCAGAGGTAGCCACGCTTGAGAGCGACGGAATACTGGAGAGCTTGCCGAGACTGGCGAGGAAAGTGGGACTTCTGGTAGACGACCTTCACCACTTTGTTGAACATCTCAACGATGGACTTGAATTGTTCAGCTCCACTTCCGTATGTCGCGATCTCGCGAATGTCGGATATGGTCTCAACGAACTTGCGAATGTCTGATTTTAGACTGTTGGACTTTAGCTTTTCCGTGCCTGCCGCACTGAGCAGAGCAAGATTGGCTTCGCTCGAAGAAATGTTCTGGCTCTCAACCCACGTCTCTCCTTCCTGGCACTGCTCGATTACCCAGTTTTGGCGAATCTCTGGACTCGCTTCAAAATTAGGTACTTGCCAATCGAGAAGTTTTTGTTCTGGCACGAGGCGATACTACTACAGTCCTATTTGATAATGCCACGACGAATTGCAATTGCCACGGCCTGAGTTGTGTTTTTCGCGCCCAAGAATTTACGGATGCGAATGCAACGATTCTTGGCTACCCCTTCACTCGTTGCCCCTGTGAGTTGCTTGAAAGACTTCCCTTCGGACAACTCAGAGAGCCACAAAACATCACACGGAGAGAGGGATTGAACTGGCGGGTAGTGGCTCAACGCTTCGTGAGATTGCACGTTCCGATGATAGGCTGCGCTGCTCAATTGTGAACCACCAAGCACTCTTCCACCTTGCCATGCCGCACGCCGCGTCGAACCAATTCCTCGATCATCTCTCCGTCGCAACAAGAACTGCTCAACGTCTGAGGTTTTGTCGGAAATCCAATCCAGCAGTCGCGCCGGACCATGAATCCTGTTTTGTCGATGGCGCAAGAGCGCGGCTGTACGTTCAAGACGCTGTACTTTCCACCGATGCGACGGTCATAGAGCATGTCGCAGTACACGAGTCCTAAATCTTCTGCTCTGGCTTTCGCGAGCATCGTTTCTTGGAAAACAGGAACGTAGTAAGAGTCGTCCGAAGGGCAGCAAATGTAGTCACCACTCGCTATTTCGTTTCCTACCCACTCCGCCGAATGGTAACAGTCCCAACCTGGAGAGTTGGCGTAATTGGCAGTATGGAAGTGCTTGAACCTGTTGTCTTGAAGTAGGTCAACTACACTCCAGTTCCGCGTCCACTCGGTAGTTGGATTATTATCCGCTACTATGACTTCAAAATCAGTGTCGGTTTGCACTTGCAGTGAAGCCAGAGTCATCCGTAGACTGCGAGGGCGGTCGTAAGTAGAGACTATATAAGTAACTGCCGTCCTACTTGAAGAGTTCGTCATATCCCGGCCCCCACGGAGCACATCCGTACTTCTCGAAGAAAACTGCACGGTCCTTGTCTGCCTGATCTCGAATTTCTTGCGCTTCCTGCGATGGCGCGTTATTCAGCGTCGAACTGCGCTCGTGGTAAAACGGCACGTTCGCCTTCCAGAGTTTTACCCCCGCTCGATGCGCTCGCACGTGCCAGTCGTTGTCACTGGCATAGAACTTCATCGTCTCATCGAACGGTCCAACTTTCTCCCACGCATCGCGCCTAATCAAGAAAGCCGAGAAGTCTGGCGACGGAGAGAGCGACATTCTTCCAGCGGGTTCACGGATCATGTCCATGTTATCCACGGATACTCCAGAAACGAACGAAACTTCGTAACTCAATAGTTCGCGGTAGAACCAAGGCGGCAGGACCACATCGTTGTTGACGACGAGACAGTGTTCCGAGCGGATAAAGTTCATGTCAAGTCCGTCGTTCCACCCTCGACTTACGCCTTTGTTTGCGACATAGGAAATGCAGACGTATCTTCGCAACTTGTCCACAGTCCCATCGGTTGAGCCATTGTCGATGACGTAGATACTGGTCTCTATATCTTGGATCAGTACAGACGCGATGGCTCTTTCCGAAAGAGAAACGCAATTGTGCGTCAAGATAAGAACTGGATTCATTAGTCCACCACCACTCCGGTTGTAACATCAAAAGGCATCACGTCCCGATTCTGTTCCCAGAACCAACGGTGCGCGTCTTCGTAGGAATCCTGGACGTTGGCAACGGAAGAAGTCTTCCCTCCAAGATGGTCACAGTCCACGCCGACGACTCGTATCCTGTACCCTTGGCGTCGAGTCTCGCAGCACAGAGCCTCGCTGTACATCCAGAAACCATACGGCTCATCCAGCGGCCACCCGTCCCACAAATCTAAGATTTCCCGGCGCACAAACAGAGCCAACCCGTCGAGAACTGCAACGTCCGACTCTCCGGTAAATCTGTGGCCGTGCTGCTCCGCTGTTCGCATGTTTGACATAAAGTGCAACCGGACCATCTTGGCGATCTCGTAAGGCGGATCGTACATATCCGGCCTGCCGTGACCAAGAGCACCAGCGAATCCGACGAGTCCAACTTTCGGGTCATCGAACTGCCGCAAGACTCGTTCATCCCAACCATATTCGTAAATCATCACATCGTCGTGGACGTGAGCAATAATGTCGCTGCCAGTCTGCTCGTAGACAATCTGGTACGCTTCGAGAACAGGTAGATGTTCAACGATAAAGTTAAGGTGCTTCCCGGTCGCGTGATCGTTCCAACTAGCCACGCAGTCTTGCCAGCCTTGCCAACGGTGTGTGGCGATAGCCAAGTCCATCGTCAAAGTCACTTTACAGCCTCCAGTTTGATAAGCAACTTTGGTCCGTCTCGCATCGTGCGCGTGTATTCTTCTACGACTTTGAAGCAGGCTATGATTCCGTAGGCGTTCGCGTATTGCTTGCGGTATGGGTGGCCGTCTTCGTAGTAGAAGAAGCTGCGTCTGTTCCAAAAACTGACGTGAGTCGGGTCTGCGAAGGCGCACTCGCCGTTAGTAGTCGGCACTTCCAACTCCGCAATCGCTCCCGGCATGAGCACGCGCCACATTTCATTCATCGTGTGCATCTTGTCTGGAAGATGCTCAACAATGTCGATACCAAGAATCGCAACAACACTGTTATCTTTCCACGGCCAACGCAAACTGAGATCGACAATCTCGTCGGCAGGAGGAACGAGGTCAACGTTCGTGTAGCCTTCGTGATGCGCGGACGAGCAGCCGAGGTTGAGTTTCACGCGACTCCCTTTCTAAACCATGACTCCCATCGCGGCCAGAGATTACCCCAGTCCAGGTGCGGCGGAACAACGTGACGAAGTTTTGGTTCAAGCGCCAGAACTTTTTCGGACCAGTATTGCGGACTGAATACAGGACGGACACAACTGTAGATCCCTTCAATGCGACTTCCCTGTGGTTCGGCAAGCATTTCACTGGGGAGATGTTCAGATGCACCGCCGTAGTGTCCGTGGATCACCGGACAGCCGCACGCGAGGCTCTCAAAGATTGGGTATCCGTAACCCTCTCCCAGTCCAATCGCCAGCGTAACGTCGCACGCCGAGTACAACTTAGCCATCGTATCGTCGCTAAACTGTCCCAGAGAAATAAGATTTCCTCCAGTAAGTCCGAAGTCTGCCAGTAAGTACGGGATGGACCAGTGACGATCCATCACGTCGGTGTGAACCCAGAGTCTAACTTTGCGTGTCTTAGCCAGTTCCGCACACGTTGCAATGCCGAGGCCGTAATCTTTTCTCGCCTGATTTGTCGCAACGATTCCGACCAATAGTTCGTCGTCGGAAATAGCCACTTCTCTCCCAACCGACATCTGCCCGAACATTTGCCGTTGCCTTGCGCGTGGACGAGGATAAAATACGCTAGTGTCGATGCCGTGCGGTAACTGATCGAGGTCGCGCTTCGTGGACTCTTTCTCGCCAATCGTATTAGCAACAATCTTTCGCGCCCACTCCGAGTAACACAGAATGCGGTCGTAGCCAATAAAGCACTCTTTCAACATGACCGACAGCCTGTCGTTTGGTCCGGTAGCATCAATTGGAAAGTAACCATGCAAACTGAATGGCCGCTTCTTCAGCCAATTTTGAAGACGTGTATCCGTGCATGTCTCTGGCCTAGAAAGCCACAGGACGCGAGCCGGATCTTGAATGGTAAAAAGAATCCCGCTCTCGCCTTGCGAAAAGTCTTCCCAAATGTCCGGCAGTTCTGGCATGTACCAGTCGTTCCTGAAATGCCAGTGATATTGCGGGAATGGCAACTTAGCAGACCCCGGCGCTCCATACCCTACCGTTGCGACACGAAACGCATCAGGAAGACACTTGGCGATGCGCGTTGCGAGGTCGCGACAAATACGTGCAAGCCCGGTTGGAGCAGACGGAGTATCTGACCAGATCAAAATTGGCGTTGGTTTCATTTCTTAGGAACCATGATCTTATTCACCAAGTCATCGCCAGGATTAGCGGTAGCCTCGTAGCCCTCTTGAACCATAAAGCTCTCGGAGCGGTAGCGCTTCTTCCGAGTTTCCATTGTTTCGAGGCACTGGAGAGCACCTTTAGCAGCAATCTTGTCGGCGTTGGCCGAGTGCGAGGAGATTAGAACGTCCTGCAACTGCTGGCGCAGACGTTTGCGTACTGCATCTTCTCGTTCGAGATAGGCATGGTCTTCCGCTTCATTGTCGCGAGTAGTCTGATCGCGAAGACGCTTTGCCCAGAGATCGTATTCGGACGCATGATGTATTTCGTGCTTGAGATAGCCAGTGTGCTCAAACTTCGAAGCAAAAGCATCGTCCAGGCAGAAGCAGAGAATTCGCCCAGTGTCGATGTGGGTCAACACGCACACTCTCTGCTTCTGCTGGATTTGTACCGGCGTTCGATAGCCGGGGGGAAGAATCAAGTCGCTCACTAGATTTACAACCTGCCTTTCGCGCTGCGCTCCCAGTCAGGACACGATTCCTTTTCGCATACGCATATCACGCAATCGCACACAGCACAGTACCCTATTCCGCGATGTGGACACAGAGTCGAGCAGTATTCATCGTTGTATCGTCTGCCGCATTTGTCGCAGTGGTTAAGCATATCCGTCCACTTGGTTTGCTGCCACGTTCGCCATCGACTTCTTAGCAAAGAAAGAAGCCTCTTCCAGTTTCGTCTTGACGATAGAAAATTCTCGGCCATCAGGACACATCGTCTTCAGTACCCTGAGACACTCATTGAAAGTCGCGGCGATTTCCTCGGCTTTCTTAATTCCATCTTCGTTAAGACGATGGAACTGAAACAGTGGGTCAACCATTGTTTTCTCCTACACCGTGATCGTGTTCTCCAGCCAGTCTTCGTTTACTGCCGGTTGCTTCTCGTGCGGGTTGCCGTACTTGGCTTGTTGCCGATTGACTAACACGTCTTCCGCGTGCGACGTAAAGTAGGCCATCGCAATCGCTCGCAGGTTGTCGTCGTGCTTGCCGCTTTCGTGATCGAGCTTGGTCTTTCCGGTCGCGCCTGTTTTTCGTACCCAAGTTTTCAACTGCCGCAGAGTCATGGGATGGCTGATCTTTAACCAGCCGCCTTGGAGCGCGTCGGTAAAGCGATTCAGCAACATTGGCACGCTCCACGCATTCGAGAACCAGCCGATTTTTTTGGCATTGTCCGAACGAACAACTTTGTCGTCGTAAGTATGGAACCGATGGTGCCAGAAAAATCCCATGAGCTTTAACTGGAACTGGCAATCGTCGCCGTACCGCGCACGCTGCTCGATGATAAATTTCGCGCCTCGCGGGTCTCGCGTATGCGCTCGCTGGTCCCACCACTGGCCGTAGTAAGCCGCGAGGCACGCAGCAATCGAGACCATTTGCGGCGGGTTGACCATGTTTGATACGAACGTTGCCGCTTCTTCGTCGCGCTGCATTCCGGTGTGGCTCTCGACGACCGTACAAACTGACCTGTCTTCGTCCGGGTATCCAAGGCCGTCTGCTGTGTCGATGCCGATAGAATAATTGCAGCCCTCTTCCGGGTGCTTGAAGATCAGGACTTTGTTAAAACACTGCCCGTCGTCTGTGTCTTTAAATTCCCTGAGAGGAATCATCTCCCAGAAATTCATCTGCCCGCTTTTTGACTTCCACGCAACCGGGATTCTCGGCTTAGTATCGTCAATCTCTGATGCGTCAGGTTCGTAAGGTTCGTCGTTTTGGCCGATCAAGACTGACTTCCCACAAATGGCATACGCTTCGTACTCTCGCTCGCGCCGGTCGCCTACGTCTGCAATAACGTCATCCGAGAACACGAGGTCATCTTTTGACTGCAACGCCTCGTCGTCGGTTACGGGATACTGTGATAGAAAGACTTTGACCGTATGGCTCTGGACCGCTTCCCGGTACTTTGTCTCCCAAAACCATGCCTGTTCAGGAGGCATTGACCAGTTTGCGCCCATTATCCTCGCTAGGTAGTCGGTTGATCGAATGTATAGCTCAGCCTTCCTCTGCATCCGTTTCGTCTCGTCCAGCGGCCTCCAGGCTTCAGGGATGGGGTGTTGTCGCAACCAGTCAGGTTGCGGATAAAGGTCAGTCGCGCAAGGCCACGTTATAAACATGCACAGAAACCGTCCACCGTGCTCTCGCTCTGCCTTGTAGTAACGCCACTTATCTGCTTGCCAGCTTGTCGAGTCTCCTCCGGTTCCTTCAAGCACAAAAAAGGTCTTACGGGAAGAGTGGACTGCTGGGAACAAACCTTCTTCCAATACTTTCTTGGGCCTTGGAATGTCGGCAATCTCTGAAACGTGTATACAGGTCGGCGTCCACCCTTGCGCTATTCCCATAGCCTGCGATCCGCTCTGGATCGAGAGAATCGAACCGTTTGACCACTTTGGCGTAGATGCACGAATAGAAATCTTTGACGGTCCCAGCCAGAACGGTTGCCGGTCTTCGCAAATTTCTAGCATCCGGCCAATCAGTTCAGAATTTGTCGTTTTCACGGACGCCATGACAGCCTGCGTATGCGGAATAAAATTAAGACGGTGCTTGAACTTCATCGCCACTGCCGTAGTGATTCCAACTTGGCGAGCTTTAATGCTGAAGATTTCTATCGCGTACTGGTTCTCGTCGAATGGCTCAAGAATCTTGTGAAAAATCTCCTGCGACTTGCGCGGTTTGTAGCGGAAGATTTCGTTCTGTTCGTTGCAGATCCAAGCATACCGACTCTCCCAGTAAGCAGAGTCAGCAAAACACAAAAACTGCTCACTGATAATCCAGCGCTCGATTTCCTTCTGGCGGCGTTGTGTGAGTCGCAATCCATCTTTTAGGTAGTAAGACTTACCAGCTTGGTTTTGCTCGACATTAGTAAGAGACTCGATGTAGGCATTCCACTCGTCAACTTCACTGATCGAACGGTATGTGGGTCGCCAGCCTTCGCGGGCCTCGAAGCCGTCAATAGTTCGTTCAATGACGAGAGGACTGTACAAATCAGTTTCCACCTTCAAGCATTCTTGACCTATCGGCCTGCCAGTTCTCCTGCCGCTCGGTAATTCTCGGAAACAGTTTGTCAATTTGCGGTTCGACCGCTGCTGCGTCGTCGTCCGACTCTTTCGGATTCTGGTCCCCAAAATTCAGGTTGATGCTTTGGCCTTTAGCAGTCGGCAAAAATCCCACTGCTTCGTGAATCATCTTGCGGTCCTGAATGCCTTTCGGTTTCCTGGCAAACTTCGTGCTCGCGGCAACGATTCCAGGGTGAGCTTCCATTGCAATCGCCGCGCTCTTCTGCGCCTGTACAGAACGAAACGAAAACATCATCGCCCCTAACAATTCCGTAAAGTTCACTTGCGCCTTGAGCGCGACAGCCTCAAACGAAATCTGCTTGCGGTCGCACGCGGGAGTGTCATCGTAGACTTTCAGAAAAGCGCTTACCGCAGGCTCTTGCGAGAACCGAATCGCTTCAATCACCGACTTTCGGTTCGGGAAAAACGACGTAATGTTTGGCGCGTTTTCAACTTGGCTTGGATTTATCCCCGTCCCCTTCAGGAACCTCAGTAGTGCCGCTTCTTTTCGCGGCAGGTGCTTTGTTGCTAGCTTCGTCGAACCGTTTGGCGAACCGGGACGGCTCCGCTTCTTTCGGACTTTCTTCAAGCCATCCGGCGCTTGGTTTATCACTAAACTGCTCGGCTCGTTTGGCTGTACTGTCGTCTGATCGGATGAGTTCTGCATCGCGCTTCCTCTTAGGAGTAGGGAATTCTTTCTCGTACCTGTCCTGTTGAATCTTTACCCAAGCCTCCAAAGCGTCGGCGATGCGCTCCATTGCGCGGGTGTCGCGGGTGAATTCGTCTTCAAGGCTCACGGCTGGTCTGACTTCTTTCTAGGAGCGTATTTCAGATACCTGATTTTCTTTTTCCCGTCAACAACGGTCGCCACAGGGACGGCTTGGTCGGTTTCCTGCCGCAGAACGTTAGGCGGCATCGGATCAAGCTTTATCTCGCCTTCCACGGTCTCAGGCTCGCCCTCTTGTGGCAGTCCTGAGTCGATTTCGACCGTCGCAAGTTCGTTGTTTCGGACTTCGCGACCGTAGTCGAACAGCGTCATCTTGACCGAGACTTCGATCTTGGCCGAAGTGTAGGCGTTTCCAGGGTGCAAGTGACAGGTTTTTTGCATACACTCGCGCAATTTGAAAACGACGGCTTCTTGTATCTCTTCCCCAGTAAGAGGAAGCGGAACTGATTTCTCTGACTCCATTATTTTTTCTCCGGGGTAGGAGTCGGCGGCGGGGCAGGCAACTTGACGAATCTCTTTTTCCCGTCATCCCATCCATAGCCTGCGGGTATCTGCTGGCTAAGCCGCAGTCTCATGCCCGCCATTTCGTCCTGGATTTCTTGTGGTGGCGTGTACTTCTTAACGAGGGCCATGAGTTTCGTGTAGTCGGAAAACCACAGATCACTCGCACACTTTTCGTCTGGACCGGCCACACAAGCATACGGCGCGGGTTTGTGATCTGGTCCAGTCACGCGAGAAATTGTCTGTCCATAGGACCGCACCAACAAAAACAGAATGACAACCGCAGCCACTATGAATGCGTCAAGGCGACTAAATTTCATTTTGCTTGTGCCTTTCAACAAGTGCGTCGAATTCGCTCAGGTGTCGCAGCGACGGTTCGTGTTTCCCCTGCTCGATGCTGATGACCGAGCGCCGAGTGATCCCGAGCAACATCCCAAGCATCCTCTGCGTCATCTTTTTCGACTTCCTGAAGCGGCGGAAGCGGGCAGCGGCGGAGATCATGCGCGTTGATTTCGGCATACATCTTGTTACTCAACAAATCCGTGTATCGGCTTCACTTCAAATTGCAATTGAGTGCTGCCAGTACCGTCTGATGAATAGTAAGCAGAACCACTTCCAGTAACCTGCACTGCAAGAGGATTTGTTCGGGCAGCGAGGAAGTCTAGTTCTCCGTTCACAATCGTTTCAATCGCGCCAACCGACTCATTTTCGTGCGGCATGTTCTTGGTACTGTTTTTCGCGCTCTCAAACTGCTTCGCGAGAGCAATCTTAACCGCTGCTGGTTTACCGATTGCCGATACGCTCCATGACATGTGACGCTCCTTGTCTAATTTCAGACTTGAAAAATCGGGCGAGACGCACGTAGTTCTCGCCCGTCCAGGTTGCTATGACAGTTGGTTGATGGTCATGCCGGTCGGCGTCGGCACAGCCGGGGTAATCGGAACGTTAATCGTGTCAGTAATCGGTCCGGTTGCTCCGGGCGGAGTGTAGCTCGACGTGCAAGTCAGGTTGTAAGACGTTGCCGTCTCGGTTGCCGGAACTGCCGCTTGGCACGTCGTCCCATCGGCGCTCGGCGTAAGCGTAATGTCGGTTACGTCCACCGACCATTTTTGGGTTGTTCCTGCCGGGGCAACCGACCCCGAGGGAGTGTAAAGCTGCTGGAAGTTGCTGGTCGTGCCCGCTACTGTGCTCATGTGGTCTCCTATGATGTCAATCGCCATGCCTGTCGGCAAGCGCTGCAACAGTCTGAGTATTAGCCTATCGTTCCTGAGAAGCAAGTCTTCGTTTTTTATGATTACGTCCAACTGCGCCTGAAGGCAGTAGTCGTTCAGGAGTAGCCGTTCAAGTTTCTCGTCAATGTCGCTCACTCCCTGCCTGCTTTCTCGGGAAGGGGGACGCCAGCCGCATCCCCCTTCGCTGCCGCACTGGTCGATCCTGGGGAAGATAGCACCTCGGCCAGCACCCTCGGCACCCAATCCTTCTGCGGAACATTCTCCTCCGCACACCTGATCCTGATCGCCTTCAACAACTCGTCGCTCACCACAAAGTTTAGTGTCGGCACGCAAGAGAACTTATGCCTCTTGGCATTCTTTGTCAAGAGGTTTTCTTGCCTTGGTATCCACACTCGCAGACCCACCGCTTCGTGATCTTGTTCCAGACCATAAGTTCGCCATCATCGGGACACTTTGGAGTTTTTACCGAGGTCTCAACATCCCCTCCATTTTCTTCTGCTCCCCCTCGTTCCGTTCCTCTTCCGCCGCCTCCAAGAGTGTCCGCAACATCCCCAGACGGTCTGCTGCCTTGATGTGGTCCATCTCTGCTTGTGTCTGCCTCAGTCGGCACTCGTCGCACAATTGGTTTGCTTCTCGGCACAACGTTTTCAGAACTTCTATCCGGTAATCCACTTCCATCTACGCCTCCATCTTTCGTCGTCCCAAGTTTTCTACACTTCCTGCTCGGACACCTGCTCGGCTGTACTCCAGCCTTGCGGTCAAACCACTTCCACCCGCACACCGTACAACGCCACGCAATCAATTCAACCAGTTCAATCACTGGCGCACTGTACCATGGCGCACTGTACCAGTCAAATCTAAAGTGGGACTGTGTACCAAATTTATTTTTTCTCCCGCACAGGAAAGAAAAAAGCCGTCCACGCCGTCACGCCGGGGCCTGGGCGCGGACAACCTTTCCGGTCCGACTATGCGCCTGGAACGACTACAAACACAGTGACAACTAACTTACAATTACGCGCACGGACCATAGCGCTCAATAACATGGCTCTTGCAAGCGCTTTGGTTGTCGCGAATCGAGCGCCAAAGGTCCGCGAATCGAGCGCTAAGAGACCGCTAACATCTAACGCGAGGCGAGGCGAGCTTGACACGACGGGAGAATAAAACGACAGGCGACTAATCGAAGCGCTTTGCCGTCCCTGGAACGAGCAAGATGGGTTTGACGCAAGTTTACGTGAAGCTACATTGTTTCCGCGAGGAACGGATGTAGCTTCAGACTGGAGATGTATGCAGTCAGGTAATCCGCCAAAGTACAGGAACGGGGCTTGTTCTAGGTGTGGTGGAACGAATGAACATCCGGAGTGGGGAAGATATTGCACGGCCTGCAAGAGCGAACTGCAGAAAGAGAGACGGAATAGACAGAGAGAAGAGTTGCGAGCGCTCAGAGCGCTTGTAATGGCGAATAGCGGGCAATCTGCAAGTGATTCGCAATCGGGAAGCGAGCAAGAAAACACCCTAGAGGGTGGGAAGGTCTCTAGGGTGGAAGGAAGTACCGAGGAAGACTTGCCGCGCTAGTCATCCAAGCGGAACTTACGCGAGGGTTTCTCCGCGACTAGCTTGTCAAGTTCCTGGGAAATCGCGTTCATGTCAGATTGGACCTTGGCGCGATAACTCGCAACATTGCGTAACACTTCCATGTCTGGAGTATCGGCAAGAATCTTCCGGCATTTCGCCACGGTTTCGGCAAGGTCCGTGTCGTTTGTGACGTTGCGGAGATCGAACGTTTTAAGGAAGTCAGTAAGGTTCGTAACGGCTGTATCGCGAAGAATCTTGGGTTTCCCGTCCGCCCCTGGAGTGAGACGATCCCGCAAGTGAGAGACCAGCTCCGCCATAGTTGAGCGCATGACGGCGGTAATCTCCGAGGAAGCTTCCTCCATACGCTGAGCTGCCTTGGTTCGCTCTTCCTCGAACATTCCTGCAGAGATCGCTTTCAGCGCTTCTGGTGTACCGAAAGAGATGTAACGCCATTGGAAAGAGAATTTCGAGCGCACTACACTTTCCGGTGGATAGTCGCGAGGGTTGAAGAGAGACCGCAGATTTTCTTCCGCCGTCCGGCAAAGCGAGGAATAGACTGCGAGGAAATTCTCAACCAGTATTTCGCGGTCGCCCTGGTACTGCCGGAGTTTGTTGTCTACCATTGGAATGAGTTTGACGGGCAAAAGGTAAATGCCGATGTCGAACGGCAAGCACATATCGTATAAGTATCGGCGAAGCTCTCCGTCCGCTTTCCTGATCGCATCCAGCTCTTTCGATTCCAAGAGCTGTTTCGATACTTTGATTAGGCTCTTATCCGCATCGACTTCCACGGCGGAATTCGCGACTTTCTTGGAGTTACCCAAGAGACCAAACGAAACCGCGATACATACGGTTTCACGTGCAAGGTTTGCACCTTGCGTGTCTACTGCCGGATTCATTGTTGCGGTTGACATGCTGTTCTCCAGTTTTAGTGTTTGTGTGTGGTTCCGTCTGAATGAGTGTGGGTGTGACCATCTTTCTTATGCTCTTCGAGCGCTCGGCGAAGCTCTTCCGGGCGAAGATCCGTCCGCAAGGTCCGCGTTACTTTTCCACCGGCAAGGGTTGAGACATTGCGGAGAAAACTTTCCGCGTTATCGTGATTCGCGGCTGAAATGCCGTCCGCTGTTGACTTGATTGTCCCGTCCTGGAGTATTTCAAGTGTGAGCTTATCGTTTGTCATCGGGAAACCCTCAGTACTTCGGCTTGCCTGTTGCCGCTAGCGTTTACGGACCATGACAATTGCCATCCGTTTCTTTTCGCGGTCTGTGTGATTACTTGCTCGGAGTATGCGCGCTTTAGGTTCGCGACTTGCGCGAGGGTAAAGTTATCCGCGTCATACTCCAATTTGCCATCTTTGAAACGAACGGCATAGGCGTCTAGTGTCGTTGCCGTTCGAGAGTAAACCGTCTCTCCGATCTCCTTCATGGCGAGCGCCAATAAATCGAGATCGGTGTTTTTCCCGAATTCCACGGTAGCGATATTGTTTGTGTAGCACGGCATGTCAATCCCTGATCTTTCTTCCGGTAGCTACGGCTTGCTCCTCGTAGCGATAAACACCGGCGTCTGTAGCACTCAAGAATTTTCCGCTAGCCTGCAGGCGGAGTGCTTTTATGGTTTCCGCTGAAGACTTGGAAACGGGAACGATGTACTTCGCGGATTCGGAGAGAGACAAATTCAGGCGATACGCTTTTTTGCAGCACTCTTTTATCTCTGCGCCCGTCCAACCTTCATCCTGGGGAAACGGACCTTTAGTTGGTCCGTATTTCGCAAGGTAAATATCCCAGATTGCAGACCGCTCTTCCTTCGTTGGAAGGTCAAAGAAGAAAGTTCCGAGCGTAAAGCGGCGCCGCAATTCGGGAGAGAGAGAATCTAGTTTGTTACAGGTAGCAAACACGCACGGCTTGCCATTGCTCATGGCGTCTATTGTCGCGAGCGCTTTGCGTAAGTTTTTATTTGAATTGCCAACGAACTGATCCTGCATTGCTGCAACGTTGGCGGAGATGACGGGGACCGCGAATTCGTTGGCAATCGCTTTGACACCTTGCGATTTTCCCGCACCTGGTACTCCGAGCAGGATTAAGCCGTCCGCCTCGCGGTCTGCAAACCAAGAAAGCAGAATGCCGATTAGTTCTGTCTTAGTTGAATTGCCCGCATCTTGCGCGACGGCTTTTTCTATCTCATCCATAAAGACCGCACATTTCGGGGCGTCGTTTCCCTGAAATATAGCGGTAACGTACTTCTTGAACTGATCCAGTCCGCCAAGGTCCGCGAAGGTCTCTTTTCCGGACCATACTTGTAGCCCTGGAGTTTGTTCAATCATCTTGCGCTTACGCTCCCAGCACTCGGAAAGGTTGAAACCCTCGCGAGAGATCGAAAGACTTAAGCTCTGCTCTGCTGCAAACGCTGATAGCCCTGTAACAGCGTCTACAGCGTTTGTGCTGGCAGTTCCCGAGGGGGGTGGAAGTTCTGCCGCCTTGAAAGTTTCAGCGACGATGCAGGCCAATTCCTCAGCGCTCGGGAGTGCTTCGTCTAAAATTAGACTGTGCTCCGTTAGTTCAGCGGGAAGAGTGCTTCCTGATACCGCAAGGGAAACCAGCATAGAGCCATTACCCTTGAAACGATCTCTGAGGTTGAGCACGGCTTGGATAACAGGCGCATCGGACCAAAATAGTTGCAGGTTGTGTGCGAAGAGAATGCAGTCTGCCGGAAGGTTCTGAGCTAACCCAAGGCAATCGGTTGGACGAGCGCTTACCATTTCGGCGAGCTGTCCGTTTAGAACATCGGCTGTGGTTTGCTTGCCAAGTTCGTTTATGCCCTGGAGTCCGCGCATTACATCCCATTGGAGCAATGGGATTGCATCTTGCTTTCCGTTCAAAGCAGAGATTACGCTTTGGACACTTGAGACAGAATCGGCACTCCGGACCACTATAATAGGAGTGCCTGCCCGCCTCGCAGTTCTAAATTGAGTTTGGAACTTTGTCATAACGTCCTCTGTTATCAGAGTTTACGGGTTACTACCCGCTTCCGGTGTACTGGAAAGTAGATTATAGCACACGTGTCAATAGGAAAGTTTTACCCTGTACAGTTCCGTACCGGAAACGATGCGTGTACTTCTTACGTCGGAAAAAATGCGGGAAATTTTCCGATGCTCCCGGCTGACCGTTCATGGGCGCTCAAGGCCCGCACGACAAGGGACTAAAAACTTATCGGATTCGATTTATTTTCTGACTTTATTACGAATTAGCTTGACAAAGAATTCTTACTTTGCTAAGAATATGACTGTAGCAGCGGGAAGTTATCCCGTACATCCGAACCAAACGGAGAAGAGATTATGGCAGCATCCTTCCAACTCACAAGCGAAAGTCTAATTTCAGACTTAGCGAACAACCTAAGTTTCGAGTTCCCACAGCCACTCACTGAAAAATATCGACCGAAGCGAGTTTCCGATTTCGTTGGTCTCGACAAAGCCAAGCGACTAGCGGCTAATCTGATCGCGCACCCAAAGCCAATCAATCTTTTCTTCCTGGGGTCCAGTGGCACCGGAAAAACGACAATGGCGAGAGCCATCGCGGAAGAAATGCCGTGCGAACTGCATCACATTCCAAGCCGCGAATGCGACATTGAAACCGTCCGGTCTCTCGTAAAACAATGCTGGTACGTTCCGAGACTCGCGGAAGATTGGCAGAAGCCAAGCAAGATGCACATGGTTCTTTCCGACGAGGCCGATTCCATGAGCCGAGCCGCTCAAGATGCTTTCCTGAGCGTATTGGACGGAACTAGCCGCCCACCGAATACCATTTTTATTTTCACCGGAAATTCGATTGCGAACCTGGAAGATCGTTTCATGTCGCGCTGTCAATTGCTTGAGTTCTCAAGCTACGGGATCGCGAAAGATGCTAGCGCGTTGCTCGAACGTATTTGGGATTCAGAAACTGACAATCCGGTTGAGCGGCCAAACTTCGCTCGCATCGTGAAAGAAGCCAACAACAACATTCGCGAGTCGCTTATGCGGCTCGAAACGGAGTTGATGAGCGCATGAAAATCACCGGCCCACAACTGCTCGCCATCTACGCCTTAAAAGGGACTGGTGAATATGTCGGCAAAGACGCCAGAATGAAAACTAGAACGATGTATTCCCAAGACTATCGACTGAAGACCCTGCTGGCGCTGAGAAAAAAGGGACTAATCGAACACTTCATCGCAAGCGATTGGTATCTCACTCAGGCTGGCAGGGAATTCGTGCAGAGAGGCAGGCTATCGTGAGCAGACGAAGTTGGAGTAATACGAAGACAAGACTATGAGCGAAACGAAACCAGTTCCTAAGTTTGTCGCGGTCAGGCAATTCGTCTTGCGCGGTTGCGACATAGTTTGCCGAGCAGTCTCTCACACGATGGCGCGGCGGATCGCCAACGCTCTGAACATCTACAAGCCACGCGAGAAAGGCTATTAAATATGCTGCTAACCAGTTTACAAAAGCTGAAAGATGCAGGCGCTTGTGCGGGACGATACAAGCACCTACGAGAAGCTCTAGGAAAGAGCTTTGGTATGTCAACCGAATTGCCTTTGACTCGAATCTTGGAAACCAACGGCCTAGACGATTGCCTATGGGCTTTGGATCATGCGGTCGATGGAGGCGACAAAGTTTGCAGGCTGTTTGCTGCGGACTGCGCAGAGCACGTCCAGCACATTTGGCTAAAGCATTACCCCAAGGACCAACGACCAGCAGAGGCAATTAAGTCTGCTCGCGCTTACGCTCGCGGTCAAATAACGGCTGCGGCGAGGGATGCGGCGAGGGATGCGGCGTGGGCTGCGGCGGGGGCTGCGGCGGGGGCTGCGGCGTGGGCTGCGGCGAGGGATGCGGCGGGGGCTGCGGCGGGGGCTGCGGCGTGGGATGCGGCG